TTGACGTGCCTACTGTAGTAGATTCTCTCTGGTCTAGTGCCTTCTTCCATCTGGATAGCGTGGATATGTGAGTTCGCTAGGAACCAGCGTGCGATGCAGCTCTTTGTGTGGTCGAACATGATCTCCACGAGCTGATCTGTACCGTGTGCTCGCATGTGAGGGTACTCCGTTCCATGAAAATGGAACTCCCTTGTGCCTACCGTTAGTGTAATGGCATCGTCTCGGAGTTTTTCACCAAGACTATAGCCACACTGGTCACACTCATACCACGTTTTCGTAACCTGTTTCTCTTGCTTCATTTCACGTGCCCCCAATCTGGCCCGGTCTTGACCTCTACCGAGAACGGGATATCCGTCCATCCGAGTCTATTCGCCGGTTGAGCCTCCATATATTCTCGGATAGTCTCGCAAGCTTCCTTCGCGTGCTTACGATGTGATAAAGCAAGAGTGCTGTCGTGAACAGCCAGGACGATACCAGCGCCGATAGGATCAAGAGCATTGTCCTCCTCTAAGTCTATGATGGCGCAGGTCGTGAAGTCTGAGGCTGTTCCCTGGACGGGCGTGTTGACCATCTCCTTGAGAACATGGTCTATGTTCTCGTCGGTTATAAGAGGGAATCGTCTCTTATGACCAAATGCAGTTCTGACGTATCCGTTCTTTCTACCCTCAGTTCTTGTATGCTGTGCCCACTCAGCGAGTTGAGGGACACGATCCCACCAACGTGCAATAATACGGGTTGCCTCGTCTGTTGGTATCCCAAAGAGCTGTCCAAAGTACCATCCTTGGATTCCAAACAAACAACCAAAGTTAGCGGCCTTCGCCGCAACTCTCTGTTCATGCGTGAAGCTCTTGCCAAAGAGGAAGTCGGCCATCTCATCGTGCAGGTCTTTCCCTTCCGAGTAGATGGTTAGTAGGAATTCGTCCCCTGATAGTACCGCAGCTGTTCTGAGTTCAACCTGGCTATAGTCGGCGGCGATAACGATGCCACCTGGATCTGCCATGTAGAGCTGCCTGATGTTGACGTAGCCTTCGCCTCTTTCAATATCTGCGTCAGTAGTTCTGGGCTGATTCTGAAGGTTGGGCCTACGGCTGCTGAGTCTGGACGTTTCAGTTCCATATAACAGCAGTTCACCCCGTATCCGTCCGTCTGACGCAACAAAAGGTAGGAGTCCGTCGAGGTACGTTCCTCTGATCTTGTCGAGCTTCTTGAACTCATGTAGGAACGCAACGAATCGTAGAACCGTCTCGTTAGTGACGTTCTTTGCGATCCACTCTCTGTGTTTCTCATCTACACTCCTGACCTTTGGCTTCTCCTGGCTCGGTCTATAGTTGAGCTTTGGATCTTTGACGCCCATCTTGTCGTACAGGAACGCTCCACACTGTTGGTAGCTGTTGAGGTTGATGGGCTCGTTGGCAATCTTGCCGGCCTTGATGGATATCTCTGTTAGCTGAGGCTTTACCTCAACGTCTCTGATGTGCTCGAGCTTTGGTACGTCAAGTAAGATCCCACGTGCCTCTACCTTGGCGAGTGCGTTCGTACCTGGAATGAGTACCTCACGATAGCGACCAAGTACATCATCGTCACTTGCACGGTCGTAGAGGATGCCGTAGAGCTGATATGAGCCACAACAATCGTATCCGTTGTAAGTGTATAGCTCGTCCCATTGGGAGAAGGGCTCACCGTTGTGATCCCACTTGAAGCCATTAGTTTTCCCCTCTGCTACTGCTGGCGGTGTGTAATACGGCCACTCCAGTTCGTTCTGTGTGAGATAGTCCAGTCCATGCACGCCCTCGCTTCTCTCATCGCAAGCGTATGAGAGTAGCAGGGTGTCCTCGTCTACCTTGGCGGGTACTCCTAACCACTTGAGGATTTTGGTGTCAAACTGCCCGTTGTGCCAGAGCTGTCTACCATTGTATTGGTTGAAGAAGTCCACAAGTAATGCTTTGGCTGCGGGCCAGGTCTGGCAGATCTCTCGTCCGATGACAACTGCGTTTCCAGGTGATGCAGCAAATCCAATACAGACGAGTTTACTGCCAACAACACGTCCTGTAGTCTCTGTGTCGATGGCGACAATTGGCTCATCTAACAGTCTCCTTAGTGCTCTACGTGCCGCCGGTAGTGTGCGTACTACTTCGACTCGCGGCGGTTGGAATGGTGGTGGCGGGTTTTGCGCTCTTCGGAAGTCATCCCTGATGGAGGGGAAGATGGCGGCTTCTCTGAGGGCGAAGGCGGGGTTGTAGGTAGCGACGACGGTACGTTCTCTTTCTCCGTACTCGACTGTGTGGTGGAGTCCTCGGGACTTTTCGATCCCTTTGTGGAGGAATGCACGAACCGCCTCACTACCCCCGGCCAATATCGTATCGACTTCATGTAGATCATTCTCCAGTCTCTTTGAGCAGCATTCTATGGCAAGTTTCGGTGGGTCGTCTGTCTGACAGAGAACTACATTCGTAAGTATGACGTCTTCGCGTTGTGTGCCGTTCTTGCCAAGTAGGTAGTTGACAATCCTACCAGATGGGCCGCTGAATGGCTCACCATTTCGTACATCATGCTTGCCCGGAGAGCGTGACACGAGCGCCCATGACGCGCTCGTAGGGCCGCATGTGTCGGCCATCTTGCGCCCCTGTAATGGGCACAGCTCGCACAGCGCACCGCGCTCCTGGGGCGACGGTCGGCGGCCATTGGCGACCGGCTCAGATCGTGGGCCAGATGGGGCGCTCACGGGCTTCCGGCCTCCCGGCAGGGAAAACCCCACAGCCCCCGGAGTGGGTTCCGTGCGGGGTAACTATCCATATGCTGCTGGGTAGTAATTGCTCTGCCGTCCGTCCTTAGTCACCCTGATAAGCATGCGCTCACGTAGTGTGTCCGTGATGCTTGTCATTTCTCGAGCCGTGAGTTTGTACGATCGCATGAGCTTGGATCTTGACACTCCTGGCTCCCGATTGATGCCGGCCAACACTCGCTGTACGAGCTGTTCGGCGTCACTGACACCGGCGTTGGGCACAACCTCCATCGTGTACGGAACCCAATTCTGTACGAAGTAAACCGCGTGAGCCACGTCTTCCTCAGTGACGGTGATGCGCCCGTCAATAGACGGGTCTTGCCTGGACGCAGAAATGAGCGCGGCCATCTTGAGGCAGTTGTCAGCCGTGCGTGACATGACAGGCATAATGATGTGGTGCTGCTGCTGACCTCGAGCCCACTTGAGCAAGTCCATCTGAAAATCGTTGAACAACTCCCATGCCTGTTCTGTCAGCTCTGCTACGACCTTCTGTGGAACCTCGACAGGCTCGCCACCGATCTTGATTACCTGTGGTTGGTTGTACGTCTGATATAGGGATCGTAGTCTGCCAACGATCTGACTTTCCTCTTCCATAGATTGCTGGCGCTTTGGGCCGAGCGGTGCCAGATCGTCAATCGCGGTTTCACCTATGACCCACAAGAACCGTGGTACAAAGCCACTGGTTAGGTGTTCCTGTTGGAGTGCTCCTAGCACGGCGTCCTTGATGCCGCCACCGAAGAAGATGAATACCGGCTCTCTTACGTGGATGGTTTCCTTACGGAGAACCCTCTTGAAGTCATCTCCGTCGTACATCTTGGTGAATGTCTCCAACATGCCAGAGAGATAGTCCTTGCGTACTGTCGCCTTGAACATGCCGGCGATTTCATCCCGGTGAAAGAGTGCAGCTTTGTGGGGCCTGAGCTGCATCGCGCTCATGATGCCCTCAATTGAGCCCTCTGTTGTAGCGAGCAAAATGTTTTCATCCACCTCGTTGATGAGTCTTACTGCCAAACGCATAGCTGTAGTCTTGCGCGTGAGTGTCGTCTCACCAAGGATGCACACCCATAGGTTGGTTCTGAAATTGGCTACGCTGGTCTCAATCACGAGCGATGATGCCAGCAACGACGAGAGGATGATGAATGCAGATGCCTCGTGGTACTGACGTGGCGCGTCCGTGAGTGTGCCAGCCCAATCCGCGTAGTCCTCGATGAAGGATCGCTCTAGATCTCTGTCGATCGTGACTTCTGGCATCTCCTGTACTGTCAGCACAGGTCGCGTACCCTGAAATGCTGCCTGAGCCCTGAGCACATCTGGCCACAGACGTTCTGGCTTTCCATCTCGCATGAATTTGTTGCACGCTGCTGTGGAAGATACGGCATAGACCTCTTCTGGGCTCATGCCAATCTCGAACATGCAGGACATAAACTTCCACAAGATGGCTGACCAATCTGCGCCCTCGGCCGGCTCGTTGGTGTACATGTCAATCATGTACTGTTCTAGACGTGTACGATACTCAGCGAGGATGGTGTCCGCACTAAGCGAGCGTTCCGGTGGCTCTACCCAATTGATGCTGTAGTTGGGTACGTGATCGTAGTTGTCGGCGAACAGCTTAGGCTCGTACTGCGTTCCCAACTCTAGCTCCACGATGACCTGTGGATGCTCTGGGTACTTGTAGTTGAACGTGAACGGGACACGTAGGAGCTGTGTTAGATCCCATCCCGACTGGTCTGCACCGTGCTCCTTGTAGGCGTATGCAATCCTGCGTGAGTAGTCCTCAGCGATCACCGGCTCGATACCCCTGGTCAAAGGCCAGAACGCTTGCCATCGACCTTCTGACGACTGGAGTACGACTGGAGGACGTGGGACAATCTCTGTGGGAGCGCATGTATCCAAATCTGCCCACAAGGCATAACAAAGCCCAACGTTCTCTTTGACCCTCTTGGGCTCGTCGAGAAGTTGGGCACAAAACCACACGTTGTGACCGCCGGAAACCTCGTTGATGTGCTTCATCATCTTGGCTATGTCCTTGGGCCACTCGAAATATGTCTCGTTGAAATGCCTGCTAGTTGCCCTCGCTGCTGCTATGCACACGTATCCTTCGTGTGATCCGAAGATGCTCTCGAAGAACTCTGCTCTGAGCTTGTCGGTATTGATGGTTACTGCCATATGGCCGTCAGTGGGGATCGAACCCACATCTTCACACTTTGACCCGCACCAGGAGAGGCAAAGTGTGGTGCTCTACCACTTGAGCTATGACGACATACAGCGCGGGGTGAGCGCGGTATCGTCACGCACCCACCCCGCGCACTAAGCCCGCCCACGGACAGACGGGCTCAGGTCTTACAGTGCGTCAAGCCCTGTTGCTGCCGACGCAGGTGCTGACCCTGCCGGCTTCACAGTTCGCACTTCGTTCTTGGCGGCGTACTCGCCCTTGGCAGGCACGTACTTCACCACGACCGAACATGGGCGTCCGAGGTAGTCGTCAGGGTTGGGGAGCTTCTTCCACTTCCTGACGTCCTTCTCCTCGTATCCAAGGGCCTTGAAGAACCCAAAGATGTTGCCCATCATCAAGTCGTACTCCTTGTACGGTGCTCCCTCGAACTCCTTTGGTGGCACCGTGTACTGCGTCCAGATGCGACGATCGCGGTACTCTTCGGGGTTGGCCTCGTCGTCTGTGACCTTGAACGTGAGCATCAGCTTCGGACGAACGCCGAGCTTACCCGACCCGGAAGTCTCGCCCATCTCTGCCTCCATCACGGTGCATTCGTATGTACCGTTTGGCAGCGGCTCGAAACTGACTTCCTTCGCACCTGAGAAATCAAGGTTTTCCATTTGTGTGCTTTAGCCTTTCGCGTTTGTGTGGTTTTGTGGCCTATGCAGCCTTGGCTGTCGCAGCGAGGTTTTCCCACAGCTTCGGTACTGTCGGTTCGACAATGACGTTGCTGCCTCCGCTGACGCCAAGCCTGTCCTTCGCACGGTACTTCGGATGCTGTGCTGTAATAAGCCTCCTTTCTATCTTGTCCTTCTCGATGATGGTGTCCAGGTATGCTACTACGTCGAAGAACGCAGGAATCTCGTCCAACGCCTTACCCTGTAGCGATGGCTTGATAGATACTGCGCCGTCCTCGTCTTGCTTCCTGACGGCGAGCGCCGTGAAGATCACATTCACGTTCAGATCCTTGTACGCTCGACAGATCTTCCGCATGTGTGCCAATGTCTTCTGCCACTCACGCGGAGATGGTACGTCTGGATCACGGTCGTCATCCAGGAGATGCACCGCACGCATGATTTCTGACACGTCCAGTCGTTGCAACTCTGTAAGGGAATCAACAGCGACGGTCTTGTACGTGTTGCCGTTGTCCTCTTTGAGCTCCCTGTGGATCGTGACCATCTCGTTCATGCTACGAACCTGTACGACCTCTACATCTGGTCGGTGACGAAGCGTGGCCGCACCGCCTTCTATGTCCAGCAGCAAGAGGGGTGCGGTTTCTTCATGGTCTGCGGCTGTCCCGCAGAAGTGTGTCTTTCCTGCGCCGTAGTCTCCGTATATCTCGATGTTGAAAGTGACACGTGCCTCTGACGCTGGAACGGCACCGATTTTCTCGGCCAGAGTTGATACCACTACATACCTCCAATGAAGAAGATCAGCCACACGACGAATACGAACGTGATGAGCACCGCAAGGATGTTCATCACCATACGGTAGAACATTACTCTCCCTGCCGTGCGAGGATCTCCCTGCGCCATGCAGCGTTGAGGTATGGGTAGGTCGTACCCTCTGAGGACAGCTCATCAATGTCGAACCCGAGGTCTGGGCTGTATCCACCAGCCTTGACCAACAAGTCCGGGTAAACATCTTCGAGCTGACCTATGACGCAGCTATCGCTGTCTGCGATGTTGAGTGTAGCGGCGTCGATGTACAGATACCAGTGTGGCACCTTGCCATCGAGCCACAGAGCACCGCGAGATGCTTCGTCCACTGACTCTAGGACGATGCTCTCGGCGATCTTCTCTTCTACGAGTGTGTTCATTTTTCGCTTTCGAGTTCGGGTTGTGTGTGCATTAGATGATGAGGGAGAGTTTCTATCTTACCTCCTTTCTTCTTCACCCAGTAGATGATCTCGGTCAAACGTTTGCCGATCATCCACCTCCCTATGGGTGCTGCATCCGTCACTACGAATGCATCGTTGGTTTCGATACTGAATACGGCATAGCCGAGCACTATTCGCCAGTTCATCGGTTCCTCTGCCATAGCATCGCCGGCCATGCCTGCATCTTCTTCCCATGCGCTAGACGACACTGTAATGTCCTTCGTCGTCCATGTTCTGCTCGTACATCTCACTGAGCATGTAGTCCACGTCTGATCCGTCGTTCGTGGCGATGCACGGCCCACGGAATGGGCACTTGATGCAGTACCAGTCTCCGGTTGCATTCGGGTAGATATGTAGATCCATGCGAAGCATGTCCTCAATCTCCCAAAGTGCGTTCTGCATGTTGGCTCGCAGCTCTTTCCGTGACCGGAAGACCTCGTCGCGCATGATGAACCGACGATCGCCTACCTCTTTGAGCCAGTCGTAGTAGGCTTGCGCCTTGTCGTTCGTGCGAATCCACATCTGTAGATCCTCGTCCGCCATAACCGTCCTGGCGAACAGCGGAGCCGTCGTCATCTCGTTCTGTCTGTCGATAGACGGGACTCCACGACTCGTGATAGTCGGCGGCTTTGGGTACGCCTTGAACAGCACGTTGTAGTACACGAAGTCAATCCGCTTGTACTCCAGGTCGTACTGCTCTGCCTCGAGCTCTGCTGCCCACATGTATCTCGTAACCTGCTCGTCCATGTCTAGCTTGGCCTTGTAGTCCTCATCCTCGTGACGAGAGCTGGTCTTGTGATCGACAACTCCGTAGGTTCCTGTGGAAAGTTTCTGGACGATCATATCCATCCTACCACAGTAGTAGACGGGAAGTACGTCCCCCGTGTGGGGGTTTCTCGCGCGCAGCCCGGTGTCTACCTTGAACGGGTGCTCAATAGCTACGACTCGAAACTCGTCGTGCTCCTGTGCCCAGGGCAGGTAGTGTCTAAGCATACCCTCACCTAGATCCAGGTGATACTCAAACTCTTCCTTGTTCTCCGTCCACCAGCCCTCGTTGGCCTTCTTGACCTTGTCGCCGAGAGCTGTCCAATACGTCTGGAAGTGCTCGACAACCTCGTCTACAGCGTACTCTGGACGCTTCTCCAACTTGGAGCTGTAGTAATACTCCAACGAGTCGTGGAATGCGGTGCCGTATGTCAGGTTGAAGTTGATCCCTGCCATCGCCACCTTTGGCCGCAGGTTCCCGCGACCAGGCGAAGTCCAGTCCCAACGCCGGCGGCATTTCTTGAACGTCGCCGTGTCAGACGTGTGGATCGCGATATGTTCCGGTATGTCCGTGTGTCCTCCGTCCGTGTTAGTCGTCGTCTGCCGGATTCCCATCCATCACATGTACCCAGAGACGTTGTCCAATGGCGAAGTCTGGTAGATATACGTCCGAGAATGTGACCTCGCATTGCGTTCCGTGAAGCTCTATCTCGCCGCGCTGTGCTATGTACTCAGAGCTGCGCATGGCATGGACTCTCATCTCTGCTTTTAGTAGCCATCTAGTAGGCAAGTGCGTACACTTCCTCGTTGTGGAAGATCTCTCGGAACCATCCGTTCTTCATCCCTACCTTGTGCCGTACATAGCTGTCAGTAGTGTTGCGTCCATAAATATCGACCACGTTGGTTGGGAGCGTTTGTCCCGGACGGTGTACTCGATCTTCACCCTGGTTGTTGTCCTTGGGTGTCCAAGCTCGATCCACGAAGATAACAGTGTCGGCGGCTGTGAGCGTGATGCTTTCACTTCCAAGCGCCAGAGTGCTATGGAAAACCTTGCCCGTTCCAGCCTGGAAAGCATTGACCTTTTGCAGACGACTTGCTTCACTGTCGCTTTCGAGCATGTTGACATGAGAAATGGCGGCGCGGTTGAGTCGTGCATTGAGCAGCCTCCCTACATCTCGGTGTGTGTAGAATACTACGCATTGACCTGACGCTTCTCTCAGCACGTCCATAACAGCATCGAGTTTGCTACTCGGTTCTACCAGCTCTATGTCATAGGCCCATCTCTCCTCTCTTTCCAACCACTTCTTGCCGCGTACCTTGGGCGTAGCCGATGCAATCTGCCGCATACGCGACAATGCTGAAAGTACATTAGGACTATTGAAGGGGACTCCGTCCTCGTCCATGGATTGTAGTTCAGACTTGATCTCATTGTACATCCGCCTCTGTGTACTGTTGAGCACGACGTCATACTGGTATGGAATCTTCGGTGGCAAGTCTGGAAAGATATCGCGCTTGAATCTCCACACCGCGAATGACTTGAGCCATGCTTTCAGCTCATCACCACGTTGGATATCGACGACGGACTTGATCCCACGTCTCTCGAACAGATCTTCGTCGTAGACGCAAAAATGATCTGAGAAACGCCAAAAGCCCGGCACCTTGGATCTATCCAGGAACCGGGCTTGTGCCCACAAATCTGATGGATTGTTGACGAACGGTGAGCCAGTCATAATGTGGCGCACGTCCGACTTGAGATACATGATCTGATTGGTGCATTGAGCAGCTCTGTTCTTGATCCGGTGGGATTCGTCTACGATGATCGCGTCGAAGTCAGTCGATCGTAATGCTGCCGCAACCTGCGATCTCTTCGTAAAGAGGTTGAAATGTGCCAGGAACATACCGCTACTACGATCACGGCGGTGGCGTACATGCCCAACAGCACCAGGAACGTTGTGCATATCCAGGCGATACACAGGTAGATCCGGTAGTACATATGGAAGTGTTTGCTCATACGTGATCTTGCCGGTCTTGCTGGTGATAACAAGGACACGTTCTGCTCCTAGATCTTGGACGAGGAATTCTGCCGTGGTCGTCTTGTAGCATCCCATCTCACTGAAGTTTGCGCTAGCTGTGCGCGCACGTAGGAACTCGAGATCTTCTACTTGGAATGGAGCCCTGTTGTAGATCATCCCTGCCAGCGCCTATCTATGGCCCACATGCAGAAGTTCATCCACTTCAATTCTGTGCCCAAGCGAATGAACGCAGCTCTTACGCTCTTCTCTAGCACACTTCCGTAATCGGGGTCTGCTACAGGCTCGTACTTCATAGTGCGTATGGCCTTACTGTGTACACGATCATGCCGTCCTTTGGCCCGCCTTTGAAACGGTTACGTCTGTACTCGATAACCTTGGGCTCGATGAACTGCTGCGGTATCTCTGCATCGAACATCATGGTGATCTTCGGCATGACTGGCACCCTGTACGTGGAGGGCACGTCTGGCAAGTCACGAATGAGTCCGTCCAGTGGGCCGCCTAGAAACTCTACTACTGTCATGGCTCTACTTGCCTTTTATGACAATAGGGGCAGCGAAATGCGTCCCAGCGAATGAGCCTCCTGCACCGGGAACACTTGACGAGACTGGACGGTTTCATGGTAGGCTGATCTTGCTAGCGGTGCATGCGTTGTTGAGGCATGACACGCCTACGATTTTCTCGATGAGCCTGAGCAGACTGTAGTGTGTCGATTCCGTGGTGATTACCTGACCGTTGAGCGATGGCCCTGCCAGCACCGTATACACCTTGTTGCTGCCACTACCCTCGTCCCAGGTAATGATGACGAGCGTGTGCCCTCGGTGATACGCCTCGCTGTTGAGGATAGTCTGCATCCTGGCTTTCAGGTAGTTATCCGCAATCCGCAGACGTGCTTCCCTGTCGCTACCACCTGAACAGGTTGGCTCGAAGTGTGCGTTGTTGCAGTTGTCAGGGATGACCACTCCCAACGTTGGCCCTCCACCTGACAAGTCTACTGCCAAATGTCCTTTGAGTGGCACGTCCCATGCCTTGCACTCGCTACGGATCGGTAGGTAGTAGGCGGCGGGGTTGTGATGTACCACGTAGTTGTTGCTGTCCACGAGATGACAGTTAGTGCCCATTCCCTGCGCCCATGTACGCCAGCCTGGCACCTGCTGGAACACTGAGTTTTCGTCTACAGCATCCGTCTTCGGATCTGCGTTCTTGGTGATGCCGAACGTGGAGCCACCAGTCAGCGCCATGTAGTTAGGCAAGGACGGGTGTGTAATGGCATGCTCGTGTGTCATGTACGCGCACTTCGCTGCAAGGCTGTCGAGGAATGGCATGTGATGACGTGATTGCTTGATGGAGTTGTTCTCCATGATGTACACGATCACGTGGTTGTATGTAGTGGGAGTGCCGGAACAAGGGTTGCTGGCGCTCACTGTGGTGGCAGCTACAGCGTTGCCGGCTACTAACATCAATGCTAACAGCCCTGTCCCTGTGACCAGTCTGAGAAACTTCATGGCACTCCCTTCGTTGGTTAGCCTTTCGTGGCTGCTTTCTCCTTCTGCTTACGCTTGTACAATGTAACGGCGTTATGCATTGCTGCTGTCACCGAAAGTCCCTGTTTCTTCCACTTGAAGTATCGTGCCTTTGCGAGCTGACATTCAGGCTTGCCGCAAAACCTACTCGGGCGACGAGCCCAAATCTTAGCTCCACAATTCTTGCATCTCATCCGTGGCTTCTTGTAACTATTTCTCCTGTACCTGCACCTGTTACAGTAGCTCTTCGTGGATCGCTTGTTGGGTATGAATTCTGTGCCGCAATCCTTGCAGACCCCTATCTGCTTACCCTGTGCTGCGGCTATGCACCTAAGACACCAGCCCTCAATCTCTGAGAGCTGATCTACCCACCTGCCACAGCTAGGGCATAACTTTAGTCCCCCTGTGCCGCTATCCATGCCTTGAACCCAAGGACTCTTGTGGTCGCGACTGTCGTAGCTTCCTGCTCGCGCGCCCTAGCTACCCATCCGTTGTCCCAGGCTATGGCTAGATATAGGTGTGGGTTATCCGTGCGGAGTAATGATTCCTCGTGAGCCTTCCTGCCCACGTCCGCTTCGAGCTCGAAACGTCCGTCGATAGCCATGTCACTCCTATAACCTCAAAATTTTTGGTGGAAATCTGAGCGTTGTCAAAATAGACAATGGGTGGCGGTTTTTGGCCGAGAGATACCGCCAAACTCTCCCCGTGCGTGGTCGAAGTGGACACGCACAAGCTAGGCGTGCGCCGATTCAGGGAGTATCGGCGCACGTCTTTGTGTGGGCCGTGACGCTGAGGGGGATGGGATAGGTCACGGCCCACTATTTGAGCTTCCTATATAGCACCCGAAGCTCATCTCGTGGTACGTACCAGAACCAGAAGAGAAAGTAGGAGAGTAGCCTACTCACCGTCTTCTGGCTGTCCGTTGTCCTGTCCTGCTTCCTGCCTCTGTCTGAAAGCCTGCGCTACCTGCTCTGCGCCAGCTCTAAACTCCGCGAAGTGTAGTGTGTCGCGGAATGGGTAGATCATATCTAGCGATCCATCTATGGACGAGATGATGACCGCCGGCCCGCCCATCGGTGATGGCCCCACACCGATAGTCCATCCACCGTCCAGAATCTCTGTCTTGTGTGCCCTCGGTGGCGGTGGTGGCCCCTGCTGCTCTAGTGGGTTCTGACGACGTAGTGCTGCTCTGATGGCTTCGTCATGTTCACGACTCATGACGTGGTCTGCTCTGTCCGCACTTGGGCGTACACGAGAATGGTCATAGGCAATCCCCTATCCAGTTCTTTTCCGTGTCGCTGGCAGACGTTGGCCGTCCATGAATGGCCGTGAGGCGCTTCTACTAACCGTCCAGCAGTTGCTTCCTCGAAACATGCGACGTATTCGCATTGAGCCACTGTGCCCCCTAACATGGAAAGTTAGCGGCAAGGGGCCGTCTGGGCCGGACGACCCCTTGCCCGACTGTCCAGCCGTTCAACAACCGACCCTATCATACTCGGGCCGTAAAGTCAAACAGCTACCTCCAAATGAGGTTGGCTACAACCACGATCATAACTACGATAACCACGTAGATGGCGAAGTTGCGCCAGGCCGTCTCAGACACAATGGTACGCCGTAGTCCACGGGCTGTAGCCATATGCCTTCACAAGCTCTGCTCCGAACGCGAGCTGGGCCTGTACAGGCCACGTGTACCACGAATCACCGTACTGAGCTGCCAGCGCATCCGTTGACCCAATGTTGTAGGCCGATGGTGGATACACGAAGCCTAACCCGCCGGCAACTGTGCTCCATGACGGCTCTTCAAACGGGTGGATGCAAAGCAGGGTCGCGTAGATCGAAGACCCCACAGCCCGCAGCTTGTGGCGCGCAACTACGGCTCTGTGATGCCACTCGTGGCGAATCCACAGTCGAAACTCTGTGGACTCCGTGCGCTCCGCCGCGTGACGGTACTTCGTCCTCGCAGCGCCCATCGCGTCCTGCGCCTTGTGCGTGGCCCGTACCCAGTGATGGATCTGATACAGGATTGGTGACTGAACTGAGTGTGGTACATGTACCTTTGCTTCTGTAGCCGGTGCTGCCAATGCAAGTGTGGCAGCACTTATGGTGAGTACCTTGAACCGGATAGATCCGTCCTCCTAGTAGCTTCCAGGGCTGTGGGGTTTGGGAGTACGCAGGCCCCCGCCATACGTACTCCCGCCCCCCGCCTCGTAGTGACTACGAGAGATGCACCCACGCAACGTCCAGCGTGGTAGCCGGTGTCACCTGCTCTTCCGGCTTCCAGTTCGCTGCGATGCTGACATGCATCGGTACGTGCGACGTTGCGTCAGAGTGCCCCCAGAGCCGTCCATCGACGGTGAAGTCGATGCCGGTTGACTTCCACACGACACCAAACGTGTGCCACTGTGAGTAGTCGATGGCGAGGGAGTAATGCACCATGTGGCTCTTCACCATATCTGGGTGCCACGTAGCGTGCATATCCACTCGGTTCGGATCTGGGTTCGAGCCTTCTGCGAAGTCAATCTCTGGCCGGTTTCCGTTCTGTGGCCACAAAAGCACGACAGGCTTGCCTGTACCCTTGGACATTCGCATCCGCACCTGATACGTCCCGTAAGTGCGGTTCGTCTTCATGCCGATACCGCCGCCTACCTTGTTGGCGACCTTGATATGCAGCACTCCGTCGCTCGACACACTTACGTTACTTGCTGACCATGCCTGGCCTAACGCGCCTGTGCCGTTGTGAATGTGCCAAGCGTACCCACTCCATGTGAGTCCGTTGGCACCCTGGGCTTGTGTGGGGATCATCATGACGACAATCAAACCCACGAGCCCTGCCAATCTACGCATTTGCTCTCCTTTCGTCGGCCTGTTTGGCAACAGGTTTTCTTGGGGGCGGCCTTTGCGTAGCTCGGACGATTGTAACAGAAACACGTTTGGCCCGGTGATCTAAACGATCACCGGGCCTCAGTGTGTGCTACTTAGGCAGTTGCGACTTCTGCTTCTGCCTCTTCCTCGCTGTACAGCTCCGTGTTCACGAGGATAACCGTCTTCTTGAGCTTGGACGATGTGATGCTGATCGGAAGTGGCGCTCCGGCATCCTCTGAACGCTTCTTCACGTTCTGGAGGCCGGACGTAACTGCGCCGAGCTTGATCGGCCCGTCGTCAGGAATGACGAACTTTCGCATCGGCTTCCCTGAGTCCAGGAAGTTGTCCACGACACGACGCCACTTGCTGTCCTTGACGCCGCCGGCGTGGATCTGCCTCAGCTCTTGCTCGTCAGTGTCCTCCATGAGGGCTTCGAGCTCTGCGGCTGCATCTGCCATCGACTGTCGCTCTGCGGCTGGCTTGTTAGCCATCTCTCTCCTTCATCTGGGTTTCTAATACTGTGAGCCGTTCTTCGAGATTCTGCATGGCCTTTACGACATTCATACCTCCTAGCTGTGTCTGAATATCTTTGATGGACTGCGTGAGCACCAAGATCTTCATGCGATCGTTGTTGTTCTGAGAAAGCATAGCAGGATCTGCACTCGCCATCAACTCCTGTGTCGGTGGTCTGTGCAAAATCCATACTGACTCGGAAAACCTCGAGCCTGCCTGCACCTTCTCAATGCAGTCCATAGCCACAAGATAACGGCGTATGCGGCTGTAGTGTGCCTGCCCAATCGGAGGGTTGAGGCTCCGCATCTTGACGGTAGTGTGGCCTTTGAACACTCGCGTACCGTCCTCTGCTGTTACCGCGTCCTCGTCTAATGCCTCATAGAAGCGAATGCAGTTATCTAGCAGGGTCGGCACCGGCTGGATTCTATCAGACTTGGGCACCGCTCGCCTACAGCACGACGGGGTCTAGATCGACCTCTACGGTTCGCCCGAGCACGACGAAGTGATTGTGCTCATCTTGTCTGACTATGACAAACCCTAGTCGCATAAGGGCAGCGACGCGCTCGTTCTTCTCGCTGTTGAGGATGGTGGTACTGTGTCCATCTTCCAGTACCCCAAAGCGCCACTGTAAATCATTGATCTTGTGGAACGCGAATTCCTCTGTCCTGGCTATCACCGTATAGTCTTGCTCCTTTCAGTCGTGTACTATCTAACGACGCTTGAGCAGCTCGTCCTGCCACGCATAGTCCAATGCGAGATAGCACGCGCCGTTGTCGATGAATCCGTGACCCTTCGAGAAGCTCGTGATATCGACGTACTCCTCGTCCCTCGCACGTGCGCGGTAGATCTGGTTGATGCCGGCTTCGTAGTCACCGAACACCTGGCCGAGAATGCACGACTGGCCTGATGACATCGTGAGGCGCTGCTCGTCCACACGATCGCGCCAATCTGGCGCGTAGCTGTCCAGGTACTCCGCACCCAGGCCCGCGAGGTATGCCGCGATCTTCTGCTGCGCGGCAAACCACTCCTTGAAGTCCTGAATGTACTCGGTTTCGATTCCGTTGTACAGGAACACGTCCCGAAGCTGGGCCTCATCCTCCGGGTCGAAGTCCTCGTGGTTCAGCTCACCTGCGAGATCGTGGAACTCATCGTGCTTCGACGTGTGGCCGTAATCGTCGATGGTCTCGTTCTGGAATCGCTCGATTACTGCGCGTGCTGCGTCAACTGCCATGTCCGTGCTCCTTACGCTCGATAGACGGTTACTACCCAACCCTTGTGTTCAAGCTCTCGCTTGATCCTGTTGGCGTCGTCCTGGGTATACTTACCTCCGTGTCGTTGCCATGCCTTGGACTTGCGGTGCATCTTGGAGATGCGGTACATCTCGCGCGGTTCAGGCATTGAGAATCTCCAACACCTGCTTCAACGTGGCGCTCTTGACCATCGCAATGTCACGCTTCTGACCTGCGATCGTCCTTGTTGTTGTAGACATGTCCTCGTCAGGCGAAAACCTCGCGCCCGCGACAATGTCCGCTTCCTTCTTGAGCTGCTCGATTTCGATGATCTTGTCAGCTAGCTCCATTGTTCTCCTTCGGTGGGAGTGTGAACACGCCCTTCTTGATGCGGATGAGCTTACCTCCTCTCGTGAGCTTGTCGAGAGCGGAGTTGGCCTGACCTGGACGTAGCTCTGGGCTCCACTCTCGAGCCTCTTCGCTGGTGAACTCCTTACCCGGTACACGATGTGCAATGACGTTCTGGAGCACAACCTTGTCCGAGTCGTATCTGCGTGGGCCTAGCAACCGTGGAGTTGTCCGTGCCAACGGCACGCTGCCATCTTCCTGAACGAATGCGTGCAGCGCCTTGAGAATGCGCTGCTTCGCGTACTGGAGCTGACGCTCTTCGCTCTCAATCTGCTTGAGCGCAGCACGGAGGCTGGCAACAGCCTCGTCTAGATGGCTAGTCGTCTTCGCCACGGTATCCCTCCATCCTTCGTCCCATAAGCTCTGCCCATCTATCTGAGCCCAGGAACACCTTGTGGATAAGCAGCGCCCAGAACAATGCACCGGCGATAGGATGAATCTTGCCGATCTTGACGTGCTCGACAATCATGTCGTCGTCAGAGTGGTCGCCTGACTCTAGATCTGTGTTCAAGATGTAGACGGCGAAGCTCCCATTTGGATTGAGGAATGCCGCCTTCAGTTGATCGAGGGTTTCCTCAAACCGCTGGTCTGCTGCTGCCTGCTGTCCGGGACTGTCGATGAAATCGCTTTCATCCATGCCACTCATACGCATTCCTCCATGCTCATGACGATAACATCGCCTGGCTGTGGCATGTCCACGCACATGTCGTCCGGGAGCATGTCCTCAATCAGGTCGATGATCTCATCTTCCAGGTCAATCCAGGCGTCCGTGTCTCTGGCCTGTCTGACCTCTTCCTGAAACCTCTGGAACCTGTCGTCCGTGTTGTGCGATTGCAGATGGGACGACAGATCTGTGGCGTAGTTGAGCAGCATCTGCGACCGCTCAGGGTAGTCGTGTGGTACGGCCCCATCAATCAGGACTGTTGGCTCCAGCTTCATGGGCCGCGCCATGCCTTGAGAACGTCGCCGGCCTTGAGCTCGAGAATCTCACCGTCCGATGAATCGACGAACGTGTAGTCCTTCTTGAGTGTGTAGTTGCCGTCGTTGAGGGCCGTCGCTGCGATGTGTCCGTAGTGAATCATCGCCGAGTGATACCCGTTGACGTAATGCCCTTCCGGCCCGTAGCCCGAACCGTCCGTCAGCTCAGGCGTCTCCATAGCCGGTTCCGTGTTGTCCTCGAAACAGCCCTTGCCGGAATCCCACGATACTGCGTACAGCATCGACATGAGATGGAAGCCTCCCCATCCCTTGGGCATCTTGAGAACCTTGCCATCACGCTCAATGACTGTGTTCAGTGGCATCTGTGTTCCAGACCTCCGAGTTGCTGATGAAATTGAGTCCGTTCTGAATCTCGTCACGCAGTTTGATGAACTCCTGGGCTACCTCCACGTTGGGTTCTGAGAAATCTGGATGGAGTGCTGCGATAATCTGTGCGACACACTCCTGGTCTGCTTCTGTGAGCAGGCGATGAATCTTGAACAGGCTCATTATATCACACTCCCTTCTAGCCGCTGTTCAATAGAGGGTACGTGCAGAGCACGTACCCTCCGTTGAGCATCAGCTAACGGTTGTGACCGAGCCGACGATACTCACGTGCTGCGTGAATGCCGATCACGATCAGCACGGCGATGCCAAGTGCCATTAGCACCAGCGGTCGCCTCCTTGGTTGCCCATCACGACGCACACGGACAGGTTACGTTCCTGCGTCTGCTGTCCGCCGATGATGAGGTCGAATGTGGCCTTCGAGAGTGACTGCCACTGTGAGTAGGGGTTGTACCACGACTTCCCCCACGTGGCCCGCGAGACGTGCCATAGGTCGGCGACGTATGTGTCGGTGTGACCCTCTCGCAGGTAGACCTTGCCACCTTGGTAGTAGCACCAGTGTGAATGGTTCCACACCTTGTACTGCACGATCTGGAACAGATCTACTCCCCACTTCGAGTACGTGGCATCCGTGCAGAATGCCGCGTGGCTCGTGAGGCTCTTGACCTGTACCGTCCGTGAGTGTACGGATTTCTTGATCGTGATCGTGCTTGCATGTGCTGCTGTTGCTGGCACTCCGAACGCAAGAGCTGCGAACGCAACTGCCAGTGTGGCCTTGAAACGCATTTGTTACTCCTTACTAGAACTTCCTTTCTCTCGCACGTCGGTTGGGCTACTCGTATCAGTCTCCCGTCCGTAGATGGCTTCTAGTGGATCGCCCATCTGGGGCCGTGGGTAAGCTGTCCAATGCGCGCGTGGCATATTCGGATGCATCTGACGCTGCCACTCTTCGGCGATGCCGACGGCTTCACCGTGGATAGAGATGTGCGCGCTGAATCCTCTGCGTGGCACGACGACAAGAATGCGGTATGTGGTCTTACCCGCAATCTTGCCCGTCATCCTGAAAAGCACATACTTGTCAACTGTCATGCTGCCTCAATCCGTGCGCCACCGTCACGCTTGTAACGGTACGGCAACTTGAGCTCTTCAAAGACAGCGTTCATGATCTGCTGGTCTGTCACGCTGCCAATGCCGATGCTGTGGAAGTGACAGTGACACTTGCCGGCGCTGTCTACTTCCCACACAAGCATGCGATGGTTGATATGCACAAGTTCGTACATGTTTTCATGCACACGCCAAATAGTCCAATGGGCGTTCTTGCTGCCGATCGGCCCTACTGTGTGGTTGCGGACGTGGCGCCTAATGCGTTCACTACGCATAGTGCCTCCGTGGTTATATCTGCGCGTGTTGACGCTGACGGACACCGTACTGCATAGCGTAGGCGTCCAGAATCCGGGGATCGGCCTCACCACGGGCGCGCAGGTACTCATACGCACGCAGGTAAGCCGCAATCTCTCGGGTCAGCTTGTCAGTGGAACGCATGCCCGGAGTATAGCCCAGACACGGCCCCAGAAATTGTAAAGATTTACCTATCACCCCTCCCGGATAACTTCGTGAATGCGTCCGTAAGCCTTGCCGTTGTATAGCGTCGAATCTGTGACAGCTAACCTAGCTGCATACTCTAGCGCGTCCATTCGGCTCGCCTCGCGTGGAGTTGGTATGACCTCGAGCCGAGGACAGTCCTGTACCTGATCTGCCGGCGCACAATCGCAAACGAAATGCGGGCATTGAGATATGTGCTGCATCCAGCCTACAACGGACTTGAACACGAGCCCGCAATCGCACTCGTGGTGATAGGAGTGGAGTGTGGGGTTTCCGAAAACCGTGTTGCCGGATGTGTGCGTTAGTCCCATAGAAACACCAAAAGCCAGGTCAGTGTGACTGACCTGGCCTATGCTACTGCTACGTGACCTTGCCGTTCTTCACGTTGGCATACCACTTACGGTTGTTGTAGGGATCTGGCCCCACTACAACCAATACGTCGTCCGTGGCAACGGTGTGTTGAGCTGAGTACCGCGCTTGCGTGTCGAACACTGACGTTGCATCGAAATGCACTCGCGTCATGTTCGGGTCGTCGGCAACTGCCTCACGCAGCGCCTTCTTCGTCTTTGGTCGCACACCATCGACGAACGAGCCCACGTTGATGAATGCCATCTACCGGCACATCTCTTCGGTGAAGCTCTTGGTGAATGCGACGACCTCGTCGTAGTTGGTTTCGAGGTCGTCGTTGAAGCTGATGGCGCTCGAGAACATGCCTTCCGTCTTGTCCTGGACGTGTGCGTCGAGCTGGTTCCTCAGCGTCACGTACTCCGTGGTAATGGCGTGGGACTCTGGATCAAGGATTGGCGTGCCGGTGGCCCAGAACCCGTAGATCAAGGCACCGACCAAACACACCGCACAATCCCTGTGCCCTTCTTCGAGGTAGTTGTAAGCCTCGCCCTCGTCGTCGAAGTCCATCTCGACTTCCCTGTCATTGAGAAATGATCCCTTACCCCAATGACCCCGATCCTCTTCGAGGTAGTCGTGAGCTTCGCGTGCGATGGCACACTTGTCAATCGCCATCACGCACACACCTTGTCCCGGAACCCCTTGGCCACCTTGACGACGTCTTGCCACACCGTGCTGTCGTCGTCGTTGAATCCGGTGGAGGTTTCGTAGTCCGTGGTCTGCTGAACGTAGGCGGTCAGCTCGTTGAGGAGGTCGCGGTAGTCGTTGTGGAGAGCGTTCTCCTCATTTGCGACTGGCACACCGTGCTTCCAGCAGGCGTACACAAAGCTGCCCACCAAACACACGGGGTAAGGATCGGCCATCGTGTAGAACAACTTGTAGGCCGATGCCTCATCGCCGACTCCCATCTCGTCGCCTGGCACCTTGACGAGATCGTTCTTCGTCCAGTGATCTTCGCCGGCGGCGAGGTACTCGTGCGCTGTGGTTGCGATTGCACACTTGTCGATCATGTTGTGGCCTTTCTTCTTCGTCGGTGTGTGCCTATCCTTTCAGTAGGCGTAGAAGTATGGTCAATGTCTTGCCGTCCGTAGCTGTGATCGTGAATGCCGCTGGATCGAACTGGCAATCATACGTCCAGCCTTCTGGCAAGTTTTCCAGGAGCCAGTCCTCTGACAGGACTTCGTCCCGATTTTGTGTCAGGTGGAGCTTCTCCGGGTGCCTCTTGACTACGTGGTCTACGACCTGCTCGTGGGGAGTCATCCCTGTGGCGGCGTGCGCGAAGCCCAATCCACAGAACTCACACCGCCACGTACCTGACAGATCCTTGTGGATCGTTTCGTGGACGTCGTAACGCTCGCTCAAAATGCCACGTCCTGATAGACGTGGAACACAAGAGCGCCGCTGGCGAAGATTGCCGTCCCGATATACTCCACGTTGGGAGGCAGCTCGTGACCCGTACCTCGCACATAGAACGTCCGTGATGACATGGCGTTCTGCGGATCGACCTCGGCCCAGATGCACAGACGTTCGTGCTGATTGTCAACGTGACGAATGATCGCTCCGTCGTGCATCATGATCGCAGAGCTGTCCAGGATGGGAATCTCGTACTTGAATACGGACTTCATTTCCACCGTCCGATCTTCTCGTTCCAGGTGTAGCCCCACTCGGGCATGTCCGTGTCGTTGGGATCGTCGCACTTGCACGTACCGTCTTCACGGTAATGCGTCGGCCACATGATGAGATGCGGACACTGTCGAATGGTGTCCTTCTCCATCTCTTGCTCGTCCGTGACGGAGCCGTCCGGGTGCAATGTCCCGAAGTGGATCTTGTCGTCAGCCATCTAGCCCTAGTACCTCCCTTCCTGTTTGATCTTCCAGGGCGCTGATGCGAGCCGAGAGAACTGCGCCTCCCACGAACTCAGCCAACACGTCGAACGGCACGTACACTTCACGTACCCTTTCCTCGGTGTTGTTCTGCCACGAAATGACTACGATGCCGCTGAAGTCACTGTTGTAGTTGAAGTGGTAGGTGAGCTGTGTCTCCTGGCTCTGTATCTCACGATGGTGCATGAGCCTAGACCGCGAGCACGAATGCCGCGAACAGACACACGAGCACGAGCATGCACGCCAGGATAACCAGCGCGATCTTGAGAGCTTCGTTCATGTTGTCACCGTCGTTGTCTCTGTGACTGTTACCGTTGTGCCGGGTTCAGTCACGGTGGTCGCCGGCAATGTTACTGTCACCGTTGTGCCGGGCGCTGTGATGACCGTGGTCTTGGTCGGGCCTTGCTTGGTCACAGTTGTGGGTGGTAATGCCACTGTCGGGCCAGGCACAAATACCTCCTGACCATGAATCGTCTCCGTGTGACCGGGCAGACGGATAGTGCGCGTCTTACCCTTGACCTTGACCTTGACGGTACGTGTCTTGCCCTTGACCTTCACAATGGCTGTGTCAGTCCTGACAGGTTGCACCGTCGTCGTAGACGCGGCCAGTGGATCGGTGCCAACAACAACGGCTGCTGCTACACCTGCCGCTGCGGTTGCTATGGCCACGGGAATTGCGTGGCGTTTCTGCATGTAATCACCTCCTTTCTAAGCACCAAAAGCTCGTACACTACGAGAGTGTACGAGCCTATGGAGCCGAGCTAGGAGCCGATCAGCGCAATGAACCAAGCAACCCCTATTATACACGGAATCAGGAAAAGGCCGACCAGGATCATGCTGAACCCCAATCCCATCATGCTCTTCCCGAAGTCCTGCTGTTTTTGCGAACGAGCTTGAGTGCGCATCCGTGCCTGTGCCCAGCTACTCGTGCTCATACGTGTAGCACAACAGTCAGGGCACACGCACGACCGAATGTCATGCACCTTGGTAGCCGGCATTACGGGCGGAGCCTCCGCGACTTCTGAACGCCGCAGCTACCAATCCAGACGCGGCCACTCGTCCGTGTGCGCCTGGCGTAGGTGATCCGTGCGTGGGTGTCCGCACACGGGAAGAAGATCAATCCCTGGTGCTTGTGTGTCCCCCACGTGATGCGGTAGAACGTGTTGGTTGGGTTGCAGCACGTCTGACCTGCCAGCCGTAATGTGACAGGCTGGTGTCGGACATACCACTGGCCGTTCTTGAAGTGAGCCTGTGCATCCTGCTCACCAATCCAGAAACAGCCGGCAAGTGCTGCCCCAACCAGGAGTCCGAGAGAAACCTTCTTCACGGTGAATCCTCCGGTGTTGGGTATGTGGGCGTCTGTGGACGTGTGAGATGGCCGAACCCGTCGTCCTCGAGAATGTAAATCTCTCGAACCTCGAAAAGGTTGATGCCAATCACTCGTGCGAGTGTTTCCGCACGCTGATCCGTTGGTGCTGGATCGCCATCGTCCAACTTGATGCTGAGATGTACCCAGTTCTCTGAATCCATGTTCACCCCCTTAGTTCTCGGTAGTGAGCTGCTACTGACGCAGCCCGAAGTGCGATGGTGTGGTAGAACAGGAACTCTGGGCTGCCTGGTACGCTAGACAGTGTGGCCGCAGTAGCAAGCTCTGCTCTGCGTGCCCACTTCTGCTCCAGGTCACGAAGCTCATCGTCCGTGAGTCCCTTGTACTTGTTGGATGGTCTGTTCATGCTTCTCCGTGCGACTGTTCCCGCCAATCAAAAAGACTGACGTGTCGAAGAGTGCTGGAACCGGAGTCCTCGGCGCTCGCGTAGATGTGCGTGACAAACAAGGACGGCCTGCCGTTCTTGGCAGGGTTGAGCATGTGCCGCTGAATGCAACCGGCGGGCACGTTGGCCTGTGCTGACCCAATCAGCGCCTGCCACTCCACCTTCGTGTTGGGGTGCATCCCAACGTCGTAGTTGGAATCCAACTCCTTGGCAGCTTCGAGAATGGTTAGCGCGTCGTACATCGCCAACCGTGCTGCTGACTGGATCATGCTGTCTGACATAGGCATTCATTCACCTCCTCTCGTGGTCACATCAGAGAGTACGCCCGCACGGCGTACTCTCCAATCTGCCCTCGTTAGGGGCGGAAGCGATGAGCGTACACGCGCCCGCACATGCGGACGAATGCCACTCCGTTGTGTGTGGCGAACACGTTGGCGCCACGCGGAGCGCATCGTGTGAGGATGCGTCCCACGAATGCCCGCTCAAGGAATGGCCCACGTGGGCCAAGATGAGGCACGCCGAAGTACATGCGAACGTGACGTGCCTGGTTGCCCTGACGGACTACCACGAACCGCTGACCCCATGACGCAGGGCGAGGATACGTGTTGGCTGTGCCGCCACAGTATCCGTTGCCTGCAACCATGCAGTTGGCGAGTGTGGGATCGTCGCCGGCGTGTGCGGCGGTGCCACTTGCGAGGAAAACCCCACAGGCGGAGACTACGAGTAGCTTGGATCTGAGCATGATAACCTCCTCTCTTCCTGGTGCTCAGAGGGAGGTAGTGGTTAGCTACCTCCGTGCTGAACATCAATCCGAGTACTGCTTGAAGGTGTCAAGCATGCAGGCGTTGCGACGGAAGCGATACCATGCCCGCCTGGTGCGGTAGAACGGTACGTGCTGACCCATTGCCCGACGCATGTTCATGTGCAAGATCTTGGTGTTCCAGTCGATCGGGATCATTGGGCCAGCTTGTAGAGCCAACCAGGCAGACGTGACGAGAGCTGGTCTGGCATCCAGTAGCAGGAATCTGCCGACGGATACGTGTCGCTGTTGGCGTGCTGATAGTCGGGATCGAAGCAGTACGTGAAGCCGTGGTCGTAGATGGCGTCCATGATCTGGACGGTGTCCTCGCCGTGGTAGCCGAGGTCGTGGAGGATGCCACGCACGCACATGTACTGCCAATCGCGGGCTGGCTTCTCCATCTCCAGCGCGCAATGAGTGCGGAGCTGCTTGACAGCATCCTCGATCTGCTCGTTGGTGAGCTTCTGCTGCTGAGTCATGCTGTCACTTCCCTTCGTGACTGTGTTGGGGCGTATGTGCCGACGACGGTGTCATCCATGAACTGGATGAGTGTCTCCAGAATCTCCGCCTTGTAGATGAGAACCATCATCTCGTCGAGTTCTCGTCGTGCGGAAAGCGCGGGGATGAGTGCGCGTGCCTCCCGCAGTTCTGCTTTCATCTCGCGGGCGATGGCACGCAACGCTGCGCGGTGCTGTTCCTTCGGTGTCATTGTGTCACCTCCTTTCGTTGTGTAGGGGCTGGTGCTCTTTGTGGTGCAATGACATAGCACAGACATGACTCCGTGCTATGTGCTGGTAGTGCTAGTGGAGCGGGTGGAGCACAATGTCAGGGATGATGATGCTGACGTTGTAGTTCCACACGCGGAAGGTTCTGGGCCAGAACACTTCTGCGAACTGTGTGGGCTGTTCGTTGACTGTTAGCTCGCGGATTGACATGATGATGCCACGCTCCTGCTCACGATCATTGCGGAGTGTGACGAGGTCGCCCTCCTTGAAATATCCCATCGTGCTCCTTTCCTGGTCTTGTCCGTGTTCGAGGGGATAACGTAGTGTATCAGGTCTGGATTATATGTAGTTGTGATGTTTTCAGGGCAAAATATAACATAGAGTTTTTTGTGCAGAAAGAGTCCTTTACTCTATGTATATACTTATCTATTATATATCTATATTATATAGAGAGAGAGGGACAGTTGTAAGTTATACGGTATGTTGGGGATACGCCTGCACCTAAGTTGAAGGTGCAATAGGTCTGTATATGCTCACCAATGGCATTGTCGCAAGTGTGTGCGCCAATGCCATCAGAAAACATATCGCTACTGCCCTCGCCTCATGAGCTCGAGCTTCTGCTTCGTGCTCTCGTCGCACTTGTCTCGCACAGTCGCGCCGGCGGAGAGCGCACGCATTCGTGCCAAGTCCTTGTGTATCCTGTTCTTGTCCGTGGTGCTGGTGCTCATGTTTCCTTTCCTGGTGCTGTTACATGTCGGCATACTGCTCGATGAGCTTGATGCCGTAGCATGTCTCGACGACGTCGCACAACTTGTAGAAAGTTGCGCCCCAGATTTCTGCCTCCTCCCAGAAGTGGAGCTTCTCTGCGTTCCTGCATGCTCCATAGGCGAGGTCGATCATCTGTTTCAGCACGTCCACGATAGTCACCTCCTTTCGTGTGTCGCTTCCTGGCGTCTGGCGTGTGGGGTTTTCAGATAGACTCGCGCTCGCGCTGTAGCTCATCGTAGAGTCTGCTCATCTTGTCGAGTATCTCTTCGATGATGCTGCGCGTAGTTGCGCTGTGATCGTGCGGAGAGTTATGTGCTTCTAGAGCTGTGTCTAGACGTTCTCTCATCTCACGTATCTTTCGTGATGTGCGCGCACACGTATTTCTGTGATCGTGGCGCGAGTGTATGAGAGCATCTCTGTCGTTCATATTTCCTCCAAAAAACAAAAGGAAAAAAATCTGCACGTGTGAGTACACGTCAACTCGTATGTGCGAGCTCACGTGCGCTCACGCGCTGCGCCTGGGCATGCCGCTGCCCCCTGCCCGCGATGCGGGCAGGGGGCAGGGGGGCGTGCTACTGGGCGTCGGCGGCGTCCTTCGCCGCACGCGCCTTCGCGGCGTCGGCCAGCTTGCGCTGCGCCTCATCCCGCTTGCGTGCGTCTGCGAGCCGCTTGCGCTGCTGCTCCACGACCTGATCAGTCGTGAGGCCGGACGCGGCCGCGATGAGCCGGACAGCGTAGTTAGGCGCTGCCAGCGCGAGCGGGCCAACGATAGCCGTGCGTCCCGTGTCCGTAGTCCAGCCGTGAAGCTTCACGACCTCGAACGGGGGCGTGAAGTCGCCCTCTGAATCGACCGCTGCCGCGTGCGCGTTACGTGCGGCAGTGATCCGGGACTGAAGCATCCCGTAGAGCGTGCCGGGCGTCTCACGGTACAGGACGCGGTTTTCCGTCCTGATCCCGTTCACGACCTCTCGCGCCTCACGCTGCCAGTCGATATCGTCCGGCTCCACGATCAGCGGCATGTCACTCTCGACCGCCCGTGAGATGAGCGCGTCGATCGTCCTGCCCCGGTTCTGGTTCACGGTCGGGGCGTCCGCTGTCTCGCCCTTCTGCTTGCGCGTCCGGGTGTACAGGATGCCCGCGAGCGCCTCTTCGAGCGACGCTGTCACTTCCGCGTCACTGATCGTCGGGGCGTCCTGCTGCTGCTGGTTCTGCTGCGTCATGTCATGTACTCCTGCCCCATATGGGGCGTCCGTGTGTGTGCGGCGTGCGCGCACGCTGCGTGTGCGTGCTTGTGTGTCACCTCCCCCCGTGCGCGTGTCTGCCGCGTGCGTGTGCTCGCACGCCCCCGTGAGCGCACGGGCGTGCGCCTGCCGGGTGGTCTGGCCGTGCTTAGTAGACTTCGTGCGTGCGAGCATGCTCGAAGTCTACAGGGGTGCCGCAAGCAACGCATGTCACGCACTTTGTTCGGCGTTTGGCCCGATATGCTTGATATCCTTCGGCGAAAGCGGGAGGGGGCCGAAGGATATTCGGCAAAAGCATTCCTAGACCCGCGATCCATCAGCCGGCGATACGCTGCGTCACACACATGGGTTGATAGTATGGAGTGTTGACAAGTTTGACAATCTGCACGGTGGTGAATCTGACAATCTGGTGAGATACTGTATAGCGGTCTGTTTCCTGTATCATGTCCGCATGGCGGATCATCTGGGAGATTACAAGCGGGCAGTAGAAAAAGAGTTCGAGCTGCGTGAAGGAACCGCAGAACGGATCTTCGAGGAAGCACAAGAGGATGCAGCCAACACTATCGTCGCGCTTGCGAAGTCAGCTCCTAGCGACTCTCTGCGACTACGGGCCGCACAGTACATTCTCGACACTACTGTGTTCAAGGTCAGGCACGACGAGGACGATCTTACGAAGCTGCTCGACAAGATGAAAGGGGAGGCGACAGAATGAGCACACCTGAGCCGACTGCATCGCCGAAGGTGACGAGAAACGTTCCACCCAAGCGTGTCAGAGTTGCTGACAACGCGAACATCGTCGTGAACGAGGAATCCTTTTCCGGCGGCGACGAAGTCATCGTAGAAGGGCCAGTTGCAGACGAGCTTGCGCTCGCAGGACAAGTGACCGTCATCGAGAGCGTTCCTGACGCCAAGGGATTCGACTTCACGCCGGCGGACGAGCATGCCGTACCTCACGACGTCACAGCAGAGCGCACAGCACTCGGACAGACACACGACGCGACAGGGACAATGGCAACTGAGGAGGACTTCGCGTGAGCACTCTAGCAGCCATCCTCGACAAGCTCCCGGAGGAAGAGCTTAGGCCGCTCCTTGACGACCTGGGTGAGAAGAACACCGTGCGCGTCACGCTCAGGCGTGCCAACGCACGTAGCGCAGAGCTGGTACATGACACCAGCGTAGATCCCAAAGACCTCGCAGCCACACCAGCGAGCCTGCTCAACTACGACCGCCTGCGTGTGTCAAACGGGCTCAAGCCCATCTACACACAGCACATCTACGCCAAGCTGGGTTATGAGCTGAGGGGCTTCGCACCCAACCTGCGCGTGGACGTGGGTACAGACTTCTGCGCCGTTCAGCTCGGTGCAGGTGCATCCGCAACGGCGGTCGCCAAGTACATCGGGCTCACGAACAACACGAATGCGGCGGCTGCTGCCAACACGGCGACGAACACCACCGCCACGCGCATCTGCTGGGGCACGAACGCCTCTTCGGACGCAGCAGCGTCCACATCTCGAGGCGAGTACACCTTCGGCGGGGTCACGCGCACACTTGCGACCTACGCGCACACCACGTCTGCTGCCAACTTCACGCAGACCAAGGCGTTCACAGCATCGACTACGCTGACGGCGCTCCAGGCGGCAGGACTCTTCGACACCACCACACAGGGCACGGGTACGCTCGTGTGCGAGAACCTGTTTACGTCCACGACGCTGGCAAACGGCGATCAGCTCACAGTCGCCTGGACACTGAACATCTAGCATGGCCATCTACGAAGTTGGCTGGCAGACTGTCGCTGCGGCTACAGTCGCACCATACGCTGAGTTCCGTACTGGCGCAAACAACCCCGCGCTCATCTATGAGATGGGCTTCGCCTGTAACGCCGCCACGGCATCCTCGATCAGCATTCACAGGCCAGCAGCGATCGGTGTTACGCCGGGCACCACGACTATTCCCATTCCAGTTGACTCTGACTACCCAGCAGCGACTGTGACTGTTGCGAACACGTGGGGCACAGCACCAACCATCTCCACGAACGTGTCGCCCAGACGTACAACATTGGCGGCTGCTATCGGGGCGGCGGTGGTGTGGACATGGCCGATTCAGCCATTACGCATCCCAAAGGCATCCAGCCTTGTGATCTGGAACTTCGGTGGCTCCACAGCGAGCGTCTTGAACGCCTACATCTCCTACATGGAGTAACCACACATGGGCCTGACTAGCAGGCTCGGCGGTTATCCGGGCTCATCCGGCCGCACCACGCGCTCAGGCGTCGAACGTCCGACTTCGGCCGGACTACAGGGCGCAGATCGGGCCAAGACCACGCTCTCCATGCCTGCCCCTCAGTTCGAGCGGCAGGTGCTACGCGACGCCCCAGACGTAGATCCAGGCATCGTCACAGCCGTCGTAGCGGGTACGGCTGTTGGCCCATTCTCCGGGTACACGTTCACCGCTACGGTGGATGCGGATGCCAACTTCCTGTTGGTCTGCATCGGTGCAGCCAGCGCGACCACGGCCAGCGGTGTCACATTCGGTGGCGTTGCCATGTACCAGATTGGCACCGTGATCGCAAACGGTATTCGTGCGGAGATGTGGGGTTTGTCGAATCCGACACCCGGTTCGGCGTCCGTTGTTATCAGCGGTATGTCGGGTGGCGTTGGTGACGGCGCGATATGTCTCAAGAACGTAGGTACACCACCAGTCGCAGGTAGCGGCACAGGAAACACGTACTCCGGGACGGCGGGGCCAGTCACGACGACCGCCATAACGGGCTCAGTTGACGGCATGCTCATCGGGTGTACTGCCGCGTCGTCTGGCGATCCTAGTGCCACGGGCGCTACCGAGTTCTACTCCGACAACGGCGGAGAAACAGGCGCACGCATAGCAGCGACGGGCAGCTCGCAGACGATGACGTGGGCACTTGGTGGTGGCACGCCGAACGTCAGCATCATGACGGTCGATTTCGACCCCGTAGGCGCAGCGGTATCCACTACGCGCAACATCACGGATACGCTCCTAGCACCGTCTGACTCAATTGTTCGCACGCCCACATACGTCAAGGCGCTTACGGACACGCTTACGGCGTTCTCCCCTAGCGTCACGCGCACAGTCTCAGCGCCACGTAACCTGACCGACACGCTGCTATCACCATCAGATAGCATTGTGCCGTCACAGGTCATAGCCCGTGGCATGACGGATACGCTGTTAGCGCCAAGCGACAGCATTGCCATCACCAAGGGGCCGCAACGGGCGATCACAGATACCTTACTCGCGCCGTCAGATGCAATAGCGCGAACCGTAGTCCTCACCATCCCGTTGACGGACACGTTGCTGTCCTTCAGCCCAAGCGTCACGGCTGCCAAGACTTGGACACGCTCTATCACGGACACACTACTTGGTGGCGGGTACGTACCAACGTCGAACGACATTACCGCCACGAGTTTTGAGAGCGAGGCCGCACTCACGGACATATTCACGGGCGGAGCCGGTGCAGCTCTAGCATTCTCTACAGCCAACCCACGCACAGGCACACGTCATGTTCGTGCGTCACTAACGGGCTCGTCTGACTCCAAGATCAACTTCCCTGCGAGCTTGCGCCAGTTCACGGCGAGATTCTCTATCTACTTCTCAGCGTTGCCTTCCAGCACTAGCCGTATCTTCACCGTGGACGGCTCCAACCCTGTCAGTCGTTTATCCATCACCACAGGCGGTAACTTACAGAGCTTCATCGGCGGTACTGCTGGCACGGCTGTCATCACAATGTCGATCAACACGCTGTACGTGATTGACGTGGCATTCGACATTACCACGGCCACGTACCAGTGGAAGGTGCGCGCCAACGGTGGCACCACACAGACGCAGACCCTAGCAGGCACGTCAGCGGACATTGTGGATATGGACTTCTGGTCTACGTGGACGGGCACCGTCACGTTCGACCTGGACGACCTCCACATCACCAAGCAGTTCAGCGACTACCCATTGGCGGACATGACAGGGTCGTCAGGCATGACCGACTCCATCGCACGGACTGTCATACCCGGTCGGCTAATCACCGATACGCTGCTTTCGCCCTCAGATAGCATCGCAGCTTCCCGTGTTATCACCGTCCCGCTTACGGATACGTTGCTCACGCCTAGTGACAGCATTACCAGGACGCTAGCAGCACCACGGTCGATCACAGATACGCTGTTAGCACCATCGGATAGCATTGTCCGTACTGCGCCTACCACGCGGCCTATCACCGATACCTTGCTGTCGCCCTCGGATTCCATAGTGCGCACCCTTGTTGCGCCACGTACCATCACGGATACGTTGCTCTCAGCGTCGGACAGCATTGCGCGTGCAGTTGTCCTTACACGTGGGATTACAGACACACTCCTGACGCCATCTGACAGCATTGTACGCACGCCAACGTTCCTAAGAAGCATCACGGATACGCTGCTCGCTCCTTCGGACACAATAGCTCGAGCTGTAGTCCTCACACGGCCAATCACGGACTCCCTGCTGACGTTCAGCGTCACGTTAGCGCGTCCCATCATCACACGGGCCGTCACGGACACGTTGCTGTCGCCTACGGACAGCATTGCGCGCACGATAGTAGTCACGTTCCCACTAACGGATACGCTGCTGTCGTTCACACCAGCTATAGCGGTCGTCAAGGGGCCAATTCGGAGCCTCACAGATCAGCTCCTCACGCCCACGGACAGTATCGCACGAGCTGTCGTCCTCACCATCCCGCTGACAGACGCGCTGCTCACGTTCAGCCCGAGTATTTCCGTTATCAAGGGGCCACAGCGGGCGATTACAGACACGCTGCTCACACCAAGTGACAGCATTGTGCGTACTCTAGCCGCACCACGACCTGTTACAGATACGCTTCTAGCGCCTTCAGACAGCATCGTCCGCACTCTGGCCGCAACTCGAGCCCTCACGGACACGCTCCTATCGTTCGCGCCGGCGGTCACAGTTCAGCGCGCGATTTCAGCCCCCATAACGGACACATTGCTGTCATTCAGCCCGTCCGTGGGCATCACGATCACGCGACAGCTCACGGATACGCTCCTGGCGTTCAGTCCCAGCGTTACAGCCCAGCGCCTGGTCACAAAGCCCATCACAGATACGCTGTTGACGCCCTCAGACAGCATTGCGCGCAGCATTGTGGTCACACGTGGGATCACAGACGCGCTGTTGACCTTCTCGCCGAGTGTTACAGCCGTCAAGGGGCCATTCCGGGCTATCACGGACACACTTCTGGCATTCAGCCCATCCGTTGCGGTCACACAGGTTATCACCAGGCCGATTACGGACACGCTTTTGACGTTCAGCCCGTCGGTGAGCGTCGCTCAGGTTGTCTCACGGCCTATTGCAGATACGTTGCTGGCGTTTTCACCGACCCTGACCGTCACCAAGGTCGTCACACGGCCACTGACGGACAACCTTTTGACGTTCTCGGTCAGTGTCACCAGGACGGTAGCAGCTCCAAGGCCACTAACCGACACTCTCGTAAGCATGACCGACGTGCTTGTCACTCACGCAGTTGTGGCAAGAGCCCTCACGGACAATCTGCTGGTCTTTGCGCCCACGCTTACGATCATAAAGCCACGGTTTATTTCAGACACCCTGCTCTCCGTAAGTGACAGCATAGGTATCCACGTGGTAGTTAGGACGATCCTTTGGCTACCACCAGGTTCTGGCAACATCAACGCCAGGGCTGTGGGGTTTTCATCAATCGGGGGCCGCGTCGGGCGTGGACTGGTTGAGGCTTCGGGATCGAATGGTGTTACCATAGGAGGACGATCCTAGAAATGGATGACCAATGCCCGTAGCTGATTTCGGAATCCGCTTAGGAGACACACTTGAAGGGCTGACTATGTACGCAGAGAAGGCTCCAGGTGTGCCCATCAGCGAAGATCTCACAGGAGCGTCGGCCAAATTCTCACTCAAGACGTGGGGCGGCATCGTTATAGCCGATCAAGAAGATGCGGCCATCGTGGACGCGCCTACGAAGCTCCTGGGGTTCGACTTCAACACCATCGCGGCTGACCTCGTGGCGTCAGGGAAGTTCTATCCGCACCTGGGGTGGTTCACGCTGCATCTCACGACGCCCGGAGCAGAGCTACTAAGTGTGCCTAACTACCGATACCTCTACATCGCTGTGGCACCAGCCTTGTGACGACCTACAACCGACAGCAGATTTGGGAAGAGATTGAATACGATCCCCACCCATCTCAGGCTCTCATACACGACAGTAACGCACGTTTCAAGGTTCCGTGTTGTGGAAGACGATTCGGCAAGAGCACATCCGCCATCGCGGACTTCTGGCCGGATTTCATGGTTCCACGTGGAACGTTCTGGCTCGTAGGGCCAACATACGAGCTTGGCGAACGCGAATTCGAGGTTCTCGTCAGCCAGATCCAGAACGTACCAGCGATTTACAACCATCCGCGGACGAAAATTTCATACTCACCCAAGGCCGGCAACATGGCGGTCATGTTTCCGTGGCAAACGTATGTCAAGGTCGTATCTGCTGAGAAGCCTAAGAGCCTACAGGGTAAGGGGCTCAATGGAGCTGTCATGTGCGAGGCTGGCGAGCACGTAGAGCTGACATGGACACGCTACGTGCGTCCGGCACTCGCTGACAAGCGCGGCAGGGCCATCTTCCCGTCCACGCCCAAGGGATTCAACTGGTATTGGACGTATTGGGGACGTGGATTCGACCCCAACTACGACACATGGGATTCCTGGCAGTTCCCGTCATGGATGAACACTCACAAGTTCAACGGGACGATCGACGACCCCGAGATTCAGCAGATGAAGACAGAAATGTCCGATGTTATCTTCCGACAGGAAGTTTGCGCTGAATTCACGTCATTCGAGGGCAAGGTCTACGCAGAGTTCGACGAGAAGGTTCACGTCGTAGATCTAGAGGCCATTACCGCTCGGTATCTGCGGCATTGGCGAAATTACTGGGCCGTGGACTTCGGGTTCCGTGATCCGTTCGTGTGCCTGGACATAATGGTTGATCCAGAGGAGAACGTTTATGTCTGGCGAGAGCACTACGAGTCAGGACGAGCCACAGTACAGCATTGTGAAACCTTGGCGGGTCGGGCCAACCCACCAGGATTCCATGTTGACTTCATCGCCGCTGATCCATCCGGCGCAGATGGTATTGCCACTATGCAAATTAGGTTCGGACACGTCCTCGGCAGGCGCGTAGGGCCGATGTTGGCAATCGAGGAAGTCAAGCGCGTCATGCGTGGTGTACCGTTGGATGACGGTAGCGTCAAGCAGCGGTTCTTCATCGACAAGAGCTGCGTCAACTTGATTCGAGAGCTCAACACGTTCCAGATCAAGCCAGGCGAGACTGTCGAAGAGAAGTTCACACATCAGAACTCACATTCACCGGACGCATTGCGCTACTTCTTCGGAGAATACTTCTGTCTAGGCGCCGGCGCGCGACTATCGGACGTGTACAGGCAGACCATGATGGTCGGTGCTGGAACCAACGGCTTTTTCCAGTATGACGATCAGTTCAAATTGGAGGCCATGTAGTGTCCACGATCGAAGAAGCTGTCGCCCGCAGTAACGGGCGTGTCAGTCAAGGCCCAATGATCCACGACGCCGAAGGCAAGGAAGTCCCTGAACCAATGCACTACAGGGAGCAGGGCGTCAACAGCCCCTTCTACGCCATCCCCATCGAGTACAACACGGCGCTGTACCCGCGCATCTCTGCGCTCCGCACCTACGAGAAGATGAAGCGGAACGATGCTCAGGTCAGGTTGTCTCTGCGGGTGTGCAAGTTCCCTGTGCTCGGAGCTGACTGGTACGTGGAGCCCGCGTCTACGGACAGAGTTGACTTGGACGCTGCTGAGTTCATCGAGTACAACCTGTTCCAATTCATGACCTCCACGTGGTTCGATGTGCTCACGCATGTCTTGACGTTCCTCGATTATGGCTTCTCCTGTCTAGAAGAGGTCTTCGTAGAGGCAGCATGGCGTCCGCTCAGGCCATCGAGCAACAGTCGCAACTATACCATGCTCCGTAAGCTCGCACCACGGCCTGCCGTCACACTCGATCACTTCCAGTACGACCAGAACGGCGGGCCTGTTGGAATGTGGCATCGGAAGGCAGATCCGAACGAGCAGTACCAGGTGCTAGAGGACGAGCCTGTCCTCATTCCCATCGACAAGATGGTCATCTTCACGTTCGACAAGGAAGGTGGGAATCTCGAGGGTCAGTCCATCCTACGGACAGCATTCCAGCATTGGTACTACAAGAACAACCTGTACAAGATCGACGCCATCCAGAAGGAGAGGCATGGTATCGGCATCCCCGATATCATCCTGCCGCCTGGATACGACGACAACGACCTCAAGTACGCACGAGACATGGCACGCAACCTCAGAACGAACGAGCAGGCACACATCGTTCGTCCTATGGGTTGGGAGGTCGGATTTGCGAAGCCAGAAGGGCAGCTCACCAACGCACTAGAGTCCGCAGAGCACCACGACTTGATGATTGCGCGCAACGTTTTGGCGCAGTTCATCAACGGCACGTCCTCGGCAGGGACAACGGGCTCACGATCGAACATGGCAACGTCGTTCGATATGCTGCTCAAGTCGCTGCGTCAGATAGGTGCTATGGTATGCAGCGGACTAAATCAGCATCTTATACCACAACTTGTCGATTATAACTTCACAGTTGAGCGATATCCAGCTCTCAAAGTCAGAGGTATCGGCGAGTCCCGTGACCAGCAGATGCTTGCAGCGGCCATCCGCAACCTCGTCTCCGAAAACGTCATTTCTGTGGACGACGGATTCGAGGAATACGTGCGTCAGCTCTTCGATTGGCCCACAACTTGGGACAAGGCTTCCGTCCGCGTGAACGAAGAGAACTTGAAGCCGTTTGTCGCACCGGAACAGATCGCACTAGCAAAGGCTGGGCTGCTACCAGCAGGTGGAGGGGGCGGCAACTTCGGCACAGCGTCCGCCGGTACGCTCAAGGCCGTGGCTAGCAAAGCTGGCCCGCAGACCCAGGACACCCCACAGGCCACACAGTCCAGCGGTCGGGCTGGTACACGTGGGCCTGTGGGGGGAAATCAACCAAAGGCCACAACGGAGGGATGACACCGTGAGCCATGATGGACTCACAGTAGAACAGCTCCGAACGAGGGACGGAGATGGCCGCGTCAGGAAAGTGGAACCCGTGTCGGTGCCTGTGGGGTTTTACGGACAGCATCCGCTCCGCAACGACCCGGACATTTCCATCACAGAAGCGAACTCGGTTCCTGAACCAGATCGTAGACCGTGGTACGAAAAGGATGAGAATGCTGGAGTGTTGTAAAATACACAGGAGGCGATTGTAGTGGCTGATACGCAGCTAGCACGAGACGTGTGGATGAAGCGCGGTCAGGTGATGGCCTTCAACTCACGTGGGCGTGGCTTCCAGGGCACACAGTTCGTGGCCAAGGGCGCACGCGGACGCACGAACGTCCCACAGGGCAGAGGCAATCGTGCCATGTCCCTCCGAGTAGGCGGGACAGCAAAGAGCTAGAGATGTGTGACTCGTGTTGGATAGAGCCGACGGTACAAGAGCTCTCCGAGTGGGGGCTACAAGAGTTTGCGGTATGGTCAACCGCATTCGTCAACAACCTACCGGACGGCTCATTCGCGTACATCTCAGCTGGAGGATCGAAAGACAGTGGCGGCAAGACTACTCCGCGTTCGTTACGGCATCTGCCTTACAAGGACGGTAGCGGAAAGCCGGATCTGCCCCATGTCAGGAACGCGCTTGCACGACTCAACCAAGTACAAGGCATGCCAGCCGCGGCAAAGTCGCGTGTCAAGGCGATGTTACAGCGGATATTAGGGAGGCAGGATAACTTGGAACCACAGACCATCGTTCAGAGTCTTGCGGAGCCTGGGGATGATGGACTCATTTGGGTTCATGCCTTCAACTACCGCAAGTACGCCCATCCCGAGTACGGCGAAATCGACTTCACGAAAGACGTCGCCAACGAGATGGCGTCCAATTTCACGGGCAACGTGCTGGAGCGCGAGGTCACGTGGAATTACGACCACGGCAAAGACCCGAGCAAGGGCACGAAGGCCGCTGCGACCGTACAGGCGGTCGAGGTTAGGGACGACGGTTTCTACGTCGGACTCAAGCCTACACCAACGGCTCTCAAGGAGATTCAGGACGGCGAATGGAGGTACGTATCGGTAGAAAGGCTGCCTGAATGGGATCATCCCACATCAGGCGACTCATTCAAGAACGTGTTGTGGGGTGGAGCCTTTACCAACACACCGTTCGCCAAGGGCATCGCGCCCATCAACTTGTCAGACTTCGATCTGTACGAGCGAATTCTCAATCGGCCGCCGGCTCCGCCGGAGCCTGAACCACAGGAGGGTGGTGACGTAGTGGATAGGAAGGCACTTTGCGAGAGGCTTGGTCTTCCCGAGGACTCGACTGACGAGGCCATCAACAGCAAGATCCAGGCTCTTTCTGAGGCAGCGGCGCGGAATGCACCGCCCGAGCCGCAGGTTCAGAAGCTCTCCGAAACGGAGCCAGAGCTGTATGCCGAAATCATGGCGAACCGTGAGTATCGGCAGGAGCAGGAGGCCCAGAAGTTTGCCGAGGGCATTCGATCGCCTGATGGCAAGGTTCTCGCTGTCGTCCATCGGGACGCAGTTAGGGACGCCAAGCTCAAGCTCGAGAAGGGCGAGATCACCGTGGGCGAGTTCGCTCAGGTCATGAGCGAGGCCACGTCCAAGGGCTTCGTCCACATGCACGAAATCGGCAACGTTCTCAACGGGAACGATGACGACAAGGACACCGCTGACAAGATTCTGCTGTCGCAGAAGTTTGCCGACGGTGCAGCCGCACTTGCGGAGAAGGAAAACATCGACTACGACCAGGCGCTCGTGCAGTACGCAGCCGAGCATCCAGAAGAGGCTCAGGCTTATCAGGAGCTTCGCATCCCGGTCGTTCTTTCGGGAGGGGGTGACGAGTAATGCCAAACGACGTTCGGAGTTACGGACTCGACAAGGGGTTCGACGCATCTGCCGCGATCACGAAATACTGCGCGGTGAAGATGTCTGCAACCGCAGAGACAGTTTCACCTGTCTCCGCAGTTGGTGACACGCCTATCGGTATCGCGATCGAAAGCGTATCCGCAGGCGAAATCACCAAGGGCAAGGGAGTCCCCGTCGCCCTGTCCGGCCAGGTTCCTTTCAAGGCCGGAGCAACGCCATGCGTTGCAGGCAACCAGCTCGTGCTTGGTGTGGCTGCCGATGGTACGCTCGTGCCTCTGGGCACAGCTTCGGCAGGTACACTCGTCGTTGCCGTCTGCACACACGCAGCCGCCGCTGGTGGCTACGGGTCGTGCAGGTGGATGCTCTAAGAAGGGGGTGAGGAAGAATGCCGATGTACGACTCTAGGGCTGTTTACGCAGACCCGATCCTTACCAACTTCTCAGTTGGTTTCAAGGATCAGAACTACATCGCCGGCGAAGTTATGCCAGCGTTCAACGTGGATCTGCCTTCGGGCAGGTATCGCGTGTTCGATCGCAGCGACTGGTTGCAGTACCCGTCGCGGCGTGAGCCTGGAACCGAGGCCAACGAGGTTCGCGGGCGAAAGTGGTCTGAGGACGTATTCAGCACGAAGGAGTACGCTCTCCAGGCAGCCGTAGACGACACCGAGGTTCAGGTCGTCAACGCCGCCAACAGGAACGCCCAGGCCAACCTGATGGCAGCGATCAACCCGCAGCGAGATGCTACGCGACTCATCACTCGTGCGCTCACGATCCAGTACGAGACCAAAGTTGCAGCTCTCGTCACCAACGCATCCAACTATGCGTCGTCCAACAAGATCACGCTCTCGGGTGCGACACAGTGGAACACGTCCACGGCCGATCCCGTCAAGAACATCATCGACGCGATCAACGCCATCTACACCGGGATTCTCGACTACCCGAACCTGATGGTCATTCCGTGGAACGTGTGGCTCACGCTTGCCAACCACCCGGCTCTGCTCAACAGGTGGGTTCCCAACACGATGCAGGCTGCTACCTACGATATCGTGCAGGCCATCAACCTGTTCACGGGATTCAACGGTCGCATCCTCATCACGAATGCGGTGTACAACTCCGCCGATAACATCGACGCCACTCCGGTCATGACTTCGATCTGGGGCAAGGACGTGTGGATCGGCAAGGCCGACACCGGCCCGGAGGACTACACGCAGACGTTCGGCAAGACCTTCACGTTCCCGTACCCGGATGCAGGAGCACGCCGGGTTACGCGGTGGCGTGAAGAGAAGCGGACTTCGGAAGTCGTCCGCGTCCAGTGGCGCTATGACTTCAAGCTGGTCAACGCGCTTGCTGGGTACATCATCAAGGCCGCGATCGCGTAGGGGGGTGAAACATGGCCGACAATCTCGTACTTGCATCAGACCTCGTGGATCTGGACGACAGTGATCCGCGGCAGCAGGTCGTTGTAGCACATGAGGGAGATGCGCTTCCCTCTAAGTACAGCGACAATGAGGAAGAGTACGTCAAGGCGGGCATTCTCGTCCCCGAGTCGTACCTCAACCTCATGAAGAGCGACGTTCTTCGACGTGCGGCAGTTCATGGCTTGTCCCTAGAGGACGTGCGTGAGCTGACGAAGGCAGACCTCGAGAACGTACAGGCGGTATCAGATGCAGCCGAAGGCCCCACAATGATGGAGTCCAGAGGCGAGCCTGCACCACCGCCGGAAGAGGCACCGGAGGAAGCAGCACCAAAGGCGGCAGCTTCAAAGTCGTCTACGAAGTAGATAGGGAAGCGTGACGCAATACGCCTACGCTTCGACGGATGACGTCGCGGTTCACATTGACCCGGACGTGCTTGCCCTGCCCTCTCCCGAGGACTTCGCCAAGGAGAATCAGGACGTAGCACGTCTCATCCGTTCGTACCTATACGTCACGCACGTGCCGAACACCGTGATCGACGCATGGCTGACGCCAGAGACTACGCCAGAGCTTATCCGCAGCATCGCGGGCATGCTCGTAGCGGCCAAGGTCTATGGTCGTCAGACCTCATCGAACACGGACGAAGTAGACCCGTATGCCGTGCGCCTGTACAACCAGGCTATGGCCATGCTCGACGGAGTTATCGACGGTAGGCTCGTTCTTCCAGAGCTAGTCGGAGCAGGCGTTGCGGTTTCGGGAACCTCACACATCACCGAAGACAACTTCTACCCGAATGACTCATCCCCAACAGGGGATCAGGCCAAGTTCAAGATGGGCGTGGACTACTAATGCCATCACGAGCCTTCGGAAGCCGTGTACCTCTAGAGTTCGATTGGTTCCCAGAGCCGGCAGTAGTTGCAGACGGACTATTGCAGGGGAGCATCGCGGTACACGACCTCGCCGTGCCTCTGAGGCGCAGTATCCCCATTGTTATCGAGAACGTCAAGAGGACGTTCACGAAAGAGCCGGACTGGCCGCCGTGGGGAGAGAAAGGTAAGCAAGGCCCGGCTCACGAGTACATGGAGACATATACGGGCACGAGGATGCTCCGCAAGAGCCGCACCATGTACAAGCACGCCACGAGCCCTACGAGCTTCGCGGTTGTGGGCACCAACTTGGAGTATCTGTCCGGCGGCATGAAGGACGAGATCTTCCACAGCTCGGGATACTACCCTCGTAACATCTACGAGCGCCCGTTCATCGGGCTAGATACAGTCGGCATGCAACTGGTAGAGAACGAATTTATCATGTGGCTTACCGAGATAGCGAATCTAGCTGCGGCAGGAGCACCGGGCGGTGAAACCTTCATGATTCAGGGCAGGCCAGTATTCCGGCCAAGATCGAACCTCGGCACGTTCCTGCCGGGGGGATTCGGGTAATGATAACAACACTAGACGAGGCTGCCACAGCCGTATTCAACAAGATCAACGACAACGCCAACGACATTGGCTTGAACTCCGTGGACTTCTCGGCAGTACCAAAGACAATGCGATGGCCATCGGCGATGGTAGTACCAGGAGACTTAGATCGCAGGCCAGAAGCGTCGTTTCAGCAGACAGAGCTAACCTTTACAGTCCTCATCTATGTGCTCCACGCAGATTTGACCGAAAGCCGTCCGGGACGTACCCACACAGATCTAAGGCTAGCAGAATCCGTGACAAATTTTCTTCATTCGGACTGGACATTCGGAGGACAGCTAGCTGGTAGTTGGGTAGCACAGGAAAGGCCGGTGCCAGTCCCGACGCGACGTGCGAACCACGTCATTTCGACAGAGCTTACATGGACAGCCAAGAGCAGAGGAAGGATTGGACTGTGAAGATTGAGCTAAAACTGGATCATCTGCCCAAGGATACAGAGTTCTCTGTTCAGGACTTCCCTGTCACGCTTGTCAACGGCAAGACGGTCGAGGTCACTGACGAGCAGATCACAGAGTACGAGGAACGTACTGGAAACAAGTTCGCAGACGTCGTTGACGGCATCGCGGGCGCGAAGGTGATTGGGGGTGGTACGAAATGACGGCTGGACTCGGTGCAGGTGGCGCTATCGGAGTTGCCCTCGAAACCGCCGCAGCGCCAGGGACGTGGGTAACGCCTGCTGTATGGGTGCCTGTCACAGACGAGACATTCACCTACAACGAAGATCGGTACTTCTCTGAGGCCATCAGGCAGCAGACCATTTCACAGGCTGCCAAGCAGGGCTTCTACCACATCGAGGGTGGGCTCAGTATGGAGGCGGATACGCGCACGATGCCGTATTTCCTTCATGCGTCGCGCCTCGGTGTGACAAAGACGGGTGCAGTTTCCCCGTTCACCTACAGCTACAAGCCAGGGACGGGAGCGCAGATCCCTGCGACCAACCGTACCATGAGCATCACCATTCTACGGAATGGAGTGTGGTTCGGTTACGCAGGATGCGTGGTCGGTGCGTTCGACATTACGGTCGATGGCGGTGTGCTCAGGTTCAACATCACCAGCTTGCTGGGACTGAGCGACGTTCCCTCGGCCACGATCGGGTCGCCAACACCGACGTTCACCGCTCCACAGATCCTCGGCGCAGCAGCGCACTCGATTGCGCTCGGAGATGGCGCGCTGGCTACGCCGGCATCAGGAGTCGCGCCGATGACCGGCACCACTGTCTCCAACAAGTTCAACGGCTTCACGTTCACCGACAACGAGAACGCAGAGGCTCAGAACCGCATTACGGCATCTCGAGCCGCTACGTACATCAGCTTCGGAATCACAGAGGCGCAGGTTGCGACTCAGCTCGACTTCGACGACAAGACCGACTACACCCACTTCCTCGCCACAGATTCCAAGCGGTTGCAGTTCATCAGCTCGGGTGGCGCAGCCGACCAGGTGGTCATCAACGTGTACAACAGCGTGTTCGATGAGTACCCGGTTTCGCTCGGTAGCTGGGGCGATATCATCATGGCGGATACCGTCATGAGGATCATTTCATCGGGAGGTGCAAACCCGGGGTTCGATATCAACATTTTGTCCTCAACGAACCTCGCCGTCACGTAGAAAGGAACAGTAGTGCCAAAGGCCACAGTAGACATGACACCACAGGTTGTCGAACTCAACAGCGTAGAGGGCGGCACCGTAACCGTTCGACCCCTCAGTTACGGTCAGAAGAAGGTACGCGCAGACATGGCTACACGCATGTACGCCGAGATGGAAACTGAGGGTGGCACGCGAGACAACCGCATGTACCTGGACACGCTCAATCGGGCTACGACGTTGTACGACTTCAAGAACTGCATCGTAGACCACAATCTCGAAGACGATCAGGGACGCCAGCTCAACTTCTCTATGGACGCCACGCTAGACATTCTCGACCCACGTGTGGGCACGGAGATTGAAAAGATCCTTGCGAAGATCAACGGTGACGACGAAGAACTCAAGGATTTTATCGCTTCGCGCTCAGAGTCACCGGGGATCACCCTTACGCCGGCGTCCTAACAGAGCAAGAACAGGGGTTCACTGAGTGGATCAACATGTATATGCTCTGCGAGAAGCTACATACACTTCCTAACGGTGGGGGTCTGATGGATCAGACCCCCACAAATGTAGCACGCATGCAGATATTCAACATGGCGCGTGAAGAGCGCGAGCGCGCAAAGCAGGAACAAGAGGAGTGGAAGGCTAAGCAGAGTGGCCGTCAGCCTTAGAGAGCTATTCCTCATCATCCGTGCTGAGGATCATGCCTCACGACAGTTGAGGCAGGTTAGCTCCGCCATGCGTACACTCGGCAAGTCTACGTCCGTAGCCGAGAACATTACACGGATGCGTAACCGGGCTGCGGAGATGGAAGCTGGCATTACTGCCAAGCAGAACAAGGCATTAGCTATGCAGGAGGCTATTGCCAGCAAACAGCAAAAGCGTGGCCTGTTCTCGCGTGAGAATCTCAGAGCACAGGGCGATCTGAACAATCTCACGCGAGAACATGCACTACGCACTCAGCGCCTCAACAACTATCTCAAGACGAGAAGCACTCTTGAGGAGAAACTCAAGGCGGATATAGGCGCACGTGAGGCCGCAGATCTAGAGGCGGGTAAGGCCGCACTTCGCAAGCAGGGGTTCGCGGCGCAGGCACTTGGCGGGCAAGTGCGGTCGAAGTTGAAGCCGATGATAGAGGCACGTTCTGCGACGCAGCTAGCAGAAGGCATGGCCCCGCTCATTATGAAGCAAGAGCAGCTCGCTCTGCAAGTAGAGCGTTCAGAATCGGCTATTGAGGGGCAGAGAATCGCTATGGCAAAGAGCGCAAGTGCTCAGAAAGCCTTTGCCGCCGGTATCGAGTCTGACAGAGCCGCACTAGAAAGTCTGAACCATCAGATCCGCAGGGATCAGGCCGCGTTGGCGGAATTCAATGCGGAAAGAGCTCGATACGAGAGAACCGCCCCACGAGTAGCGCGACTAGAGCGACTACGCGCAGGAGCCCAGGGACTAGCGGCAGCAGGACGCACGGCAATGTTTGCCGGTGGCGTGGGGGCTGTGGGGTTGGGATTTGCGGCGACCTCGGCTGCGCGTCTAGCTACGGAATCCTCACTGGCAGCTACGCAGGCCATTACCAGCATCCAGCAGGTTGGGAAGGTCACGGAGCAGGTACAGCAGGGCATCCTTTCGCAGATGCAGAAATTCCCTGCATCAGCGGACGAGATGGCGAAGTCCATCTATGAAATCTTCTCCGGTACGAACATTCAGAACTCTCAAAAGGGCTTGCAGCTCATGGCTACGTTCAACAAGGCCGCAGTTGCAGGTCAGTCCGACCTGAACACCGCCACACAGGGCGGTATCACGGTCATGAACGCCTACAACAAAGGCGTCAAGGACATTATCCCGATTGAGCAGAAGATGTTTTCGGCTGTCAGGTTCGGACGCACGACCTTCACGGACTTCAACAACGCCCTGAACCAGCTCGTACCAGCGTTCAAGTCTGCGAACCAGTCTATCGACACCATGTTCGGTTCACTTGCGTTCCTGACTAGACGTATGCCGTCAGTACGTCAGGCATCCGTGGCTTTGGCACGCGCTACCGAAATCTTAGCTAACCCGAAGATGATCGAGGGTCTGAAAAAGGCTGGCGTGAACATTTCTGACGTTCATGGCAACCTGCTCGACCTGCCCGTAGTCCTCGGCCGCATTTTGAAGCAGTACCCAGAGCTTGCCAAGGGCAAGAACGTCATGCAGTGGGTCAAGGAGCTGTCTAATCAGACAGGAACGATCCAGGCACGTAAGGCATTGACGTTCCTGTTCAGGCAGTTCCCTCAGTACAGCCAGATGCTCAAGCAGGTTAGTGGAGACACGAACGAGTTTACGCGCTCGTACAAGGTTATGAGTCAGACACCACAGGTCAAACTCAACGTCGCCATCAACCAATTCAAGGCACTTGCCATCGCCATTGGTAAGGACGCCATCCCTGCCATTATCCAGCTACTCGGGCCTCTAACTGAGGCCGGCACATGGTTCCACAACCTCTCTCCAGGTGTGAAGCAGACAATTGCGACATTAGCTGTGTTCTCGTCTGCGCTCTTACTCGTAGGCGGGTCGCTGGCAGTAGTTATCGGCGGCCTCACGAGCATGTACGCGACTCTGCGGATTGCGGCCCTCGTCAGCACGGCGGCGACAGCGTTCGGTGAGCTGGCCGCAGGTATTGCACTCGTATCTGAGGCTCTTGCCGCCGGTGAGATTGCAGCGGCATTGGGACTCATAGGTGGAGGGTTAGTAGCTCTCCTGCCTTACGTCGCAGTTGCGGCGGCAATAGCAGGAGGCTTCTACATTCTCACGCGCACCGTTCACACTACGCAGGACGCTATCGCCGATGTGAACAAGTCCCTCGAAGGGCTAAAGGGTCGTGCGGCGGATATTGGCAAGATCAACAAGGCTGTCGATTCCACTAATAAGATCATGTCTGACCTCACGACTAACACTCGTGAAGCTCAGAAGGCTAATACAGGTGCGGGCTGGAAGGGTACGCTGTTCCTCAAGCAGAATACCAAGGATGCAGCTAATCAGATGCACCAACTTACGAATCAGACACAGCATGAAGTAGAGCTGCTATCTCAGATTGCTGCGGCGGGCGAGAAGGTCGCAAAGCAAGCTGCTGGTCGTGGTGCCGTCACACTAGCTAAGGATGCCGGGTTAGGCGCACGACAACAGCAGAATGTTGCCTTTATCTCGCGCATGACGGGCAGGCTACCAACTGCTGAATTGCTAGGACGTTTCCAGGAGTTCGGAGACAAGGCTATCGGCATCGTTGCGACTGTGGCTCAGGCTACGCACAAGATGATGACAGGTCATGAGCTCGATACGGCGCTCAAACTCAACCAGGGTAAGCTACAGAGGCTCTTTGAGTTCGTTCAGTCACATCATAAGTTGCCTAAGTGGTTCCTCACGCTAGAAACAAAGCAGGCCGACGATAGCGCCAAGAGGGTTCACAGCAGAGCGCAGATGCTTGCGAAGCAGCGTTTCAAGGTTCATTTCCAGGATGGTACTGGCCCGGCCATGAAGGGTGTCTCCAAGCTACATCTAGAAGCGATGCATACTATCCAGCAGCGATATAAGCTCAGGTTTGCTATCGACACCGGCCCTGTAACTACAGCGTTAGGTACACTCGTAGGCCAAGCTGAGATTGCTGGACAGAACATCGCGTCAGCGTTGCATAATGGGTTCGCCGGTGCAAAGGGTATCAAGTCAGGATCGCCGTCTAAGGTGTTCATGAAGGAAGGCAAGAACATCATCGACGGTATCAAGCTCGGCATGGTGAAAGAGGCCGGAGGCGTTCAGGCCGCATTCAAGAGCATCATCGGCACTATGTCGTCGGAGTGGTCATCCCTGTTATCTACGATGCAGAGTAACGCTGGCACGCTGTTCCAGGGGCCACGAGGCGACATTATCTCGAGCATCATGGGATTCGGTGCGAAGCCAGGCATTGGACTACTGACTCAGGATCTACGAGCACAGACACATAAGTTCAGCACGTGGATTCATGCCGTGGATCGTTTGAGGTCTATGGGAGCGCCGCCTGCTCTCGTTGCACAGCTCTGGGAGATGGGGCCGGATTCGCTTCCAGCCGTACAGTCGATCTTGGCAGCCACCAAGAGACAGCGCAAGACGTACTTCGGCATCTTCCGACGACAGCAGAGGCTCGTCAGATCCGGCACGCAGCGCGCATTCCTGAATGAGACACGCATATGGAAGAACATGGGCAAGAGCGCGGCTTTCGGCCTGCTCACTGGCCTGCATGACGTGAAGCCTGAGCTACTCAGGTTCTTCAAGGGTTTGGCGCATGAGATGTTCCCCACTCACCATCGTGGACACGGTGGCGGTGGCGGTGGACAGAAGCACGTCCACTACCACTACCACGCGCCTAACTACGTCGCCGGCACGTCCCACAGGGCTCATATGCGTAAGTCTCGGTTTGACTACGAGCGTCACGTCAGAGGTCTGCCAGCATGATCGAGACAATCACCATCATCGGCACCAACGGTTATCAAGTCCAGCTCAACACCGAGAATCCTCTAGAGTACCCGATCACTGGATTCGATATCACGTATGACAGCCGATCCGGGGACGCCAATAAGTCACAGGATCACGGTACATGGCCGGAGCCTGATTTCCTGGGCAACGCGCACGTCAGTATCGAGTGCGACGTGATGGGGTCGAATCCTGCGGAGTATTGGCAGCGTCGAATGGCTCTCATGGCACCGTTCACACCATCGCCACAGCTCGGATTCGATGCAACTGTCCAGGTGCTCTTCGACTTCATGGGCGTGTCAGAAGTTGTGTCGGCATACTGTAACCTGGATGGCGGGATGCCTGATCTGCCCATGACGACCGATACTCCGTTCATGTCTAAGGCGCAGATCAACCTCAAGATGCGCGACCCACGTTTCTACGCGCAGTTCGCACAGCAGGTTACTCTGGAAGCTCCGCAATCAGGTGTAGGGTTTACATTCCCCATCGGTTTCCCGCTCACGCTTACGGCGTCAGGCTCGAGCACGTCTTCGGCGTTCAATGCGGGCTATGCCTACACGCCTCCTACGGTGGTGGTCGTCGGCCCATGCAACGATCCGACGATCAGCGTGGTGCGTCCAGGTGGTACAGTAGACGTGTGGGGTCTTAGGGGAGTGCTGATTCCCGCCGGACACAGCATGACAGCAGACTTCGGCAGGCGGACAGTGGAACTGGACGGACAGTATTCACTATACAAGTACAAGGCACCGGACGCTAAATGGTGGCAGCTTTGGAACGGTTCAAACACGGTCATGTTTACTGCATTGAACGCAGATCCAGTTGCCTGTTCATGCACCGTTCAGTGGCAGAATGCATACTTCTTCTAGGGAGCTGAGATGTCACAAACGCAGTTGAACGGTAAGGTGGTTTTCCAGGACAACGACGACTACAACGCCGTTGACCTTCGGAAAATGGTTACGAACATACAGGTCGGCCCCGGAGTGGATTCGTATAGCTCCCTGCTCCCTGGCGTTGTATCGGGGCTGACCATGAGCTTCACACCGGGCGCAGGTTATGTGCGCCAGCCAGGAGACAACACCCTGTACAGATGTACGCAGGAGGGATCTAGTGCGAACATCATCCTCGACGCCAACCCCAGCGGGAACCCACGAATCGACCAGCTCGTCCTCCATGTCTATGACGCATCTGCTGCTGGTGATTCGAGCGCACAATATCTCGCAGCGATCGAGAACATCAACGGCACGCCGACGACTGGTGCTACGCTGGACAACCGCTCGGGCGCACCTGACCTCAACGTTGCGCTCGCTACTGCAAAGGCGTACATTCTCCTAGCGGACGTGCTCATGCCCGCAGGCGCATCGACCGTCAGCGCCGGCAACATCAGAGACAGGCGACCATTCGGTACACGTGGCTCTGTACCACCGCTCAACGCAGCCGCAAATGCCGCCGCACTCCACGATATCGTCAACTTCGAGCCTGGCCCTGGTGCAACAGTCCAGCCTACGCTCATTGACGGCGCGTTCGTGTCACAGAATCAGTCGGCAGCTCTGTGGTGGCTACCTCGTGAAATCCCTGCTACACATCTGCGATGGCACTACATTCAGGGCGGTATCAGCACAGCGTCAGCAGATGGATCGGGAAGCACCACAGCCAACTACCGCATCGTCATCTGCGACGCATCCGGGCGCTTGGTAGCGGACACAGGAGTTGCGGGGCTCTCGGGCGCAGACGGAGTGGACGTTGTCGTTGTCAGGGCGCTCACAGTACCGTACTCAGGCTTCGTGTTCGACGTCGGTGCGTACTACGTGTGGTTCGGTGTTAGCACCATCTCCGCCAACAAGGGCATCTACTACCGCGG